TTACGGCATGGCATTTGCGTTGACCAAAGTGCTTGTTGAGGACGGCGACCATATTCGTATTGGTCAGACGTTCGCTAAACATCTAGCGCAATCACTGGTTGATACCAAAGAAACGCTGTCAGCTAACGTGCCAAACCGAGCTTTTAACTCCAATTATATAGGTGGTGATGGCGTTTGTTTGTGTAGTGCTTCTCACCCAGTAGCACAGGGAGTTCAAAGTAACTTATTGACTACGGCCTCTGTACTGTCTCAGACTTCAGCAGAACAGATGTTGATTCAGATCAGGGGAGCGCAGGACAATACGAATAAGAAAATCGCTCTTAAGCCAACGCAACTTATCGTAGCCCCTGGCAATATGTTCCAAGCCGAAGTTATCCTTAAGTCAGTATTAAGGTCAGGCAATGCCAACAACGACCTTAACCCAATCAAATCAACAGGCTCTCTGGCTGATGGCGCAGTTGTGATGTCACGTCTGTCTTCTTCCACTGCATGGTGGATTCAGACTAACGCACCAGAAGGGCTTAAGCTCATGATGAGGCGCAAGCTTGAAAAGACTATGGAAGGCGATTTCGAGACTGACAGCATGAGATTCAAGGCAACAGAGCGTTACGATGTTGGCTGGACAGACTGGCGTGCAGTATGGGGCACTCCCGGCATTTAATGTAACGCATATCCAAACAAAAGAAAACTCTGAGACTGGAGTTTTCTTTTATGGATTTATTGAATAGATAAAAAGGAGCATATCGTGCCGAAATTTACAGATGATTTATTTTTAGGATCAGCGGAGACATATCAGGGCGTTGTTCCTGCTTCAGCTTTAGGTAATTCTTCACCGATGGAAACCGGAGTTGGACCGCTGGGTAGAATTTATATCCATGATGTAGTGCCACTTGCACTTAACTTGGTCGCATTAGCTACGGCTTCCGTATATACAGCAGCAATCACTAGAGTTGCAGGGACAGGCACTACGTCCGTAGTTAGACCGGATGGGGTCACTGTTACACAACTAGACACCCCTCGCGCTCTATGTGTAAGGACTGGTGCCGGATCGCCAACAGCTCGCGCAATCACAATTACTGGTTATGACTATTACGGTCAGCCAATGAGCGAGGTAATAACCAGTAGCGCATCTGCCTCGACAACAGTTAACGGCAAAAAAGCATTCTGGCAAGTTGCCACGATGACAATAGCAGCAAGCCCAGTAGTCACGGTGACGGTTGGAACGACTGATATTATCGGGATGCCTTTAGCTGTTAGTGATCTGGGGTATGTTGCTAGATGCGGATGGGATAGCACTCTTGCTGAGAATACAGGGACATTCACTGCTGCTGTTGCGACATCTCCTGCAACTACGACGACTGGTGATGTACGCGGGACACTGGCATTGAGTTCTGTTTCGGACGGTGCGAAACGCCTTGTTGTTGCGATATTATTGCCGTCTAATGCGGCTGGTCCAGCGGCTACTAGACTTGGGGCTTTAGGTGTAACTCAAGTATAAGGAGATTAATCAATGCGTCCAATAAGCAAAACATGGGGAGGCTACGCAGCCCTTAGTGCCAATTCTATTGCGTTAAGCCAGTCGCCAGCATCTGCAACTAATGTGACGCTTAATGGATCATTGGCGGCGACCACAAGCCAATTTGTTTCACAGATTCCGCCAGAAGTGGAGAAGGTTGTCGCTACACTGTCTGTTTCAGGAAAAGTCTCGATAGCATCAGCCGGGAATGATAGTGGTATGACATTCACAGTTTATGGGACTAATAATGGCGGATCTTTAATTAGTGAAACTCTAGCGGGTGGCAATATTGCTACAGTATCAACTGCAAAGTCATTTAAAACAGTAACAAGGATAGCAACGTCAGCGGCAACAGCGGCAGCGATAACGGCTGGAACGCTGCAATCCGGCTCTACTGACTGGATACCGCTTGATATTTATGTGCCGAATCAAGTGACAAACATATCGGCTACCGTAACAGGAACTATCAATTATTCGGTTCAGTATACAAACGAAGACCCGTTCGACAATACGTTAGCGCATCAAGTCGTAGCGCACCCAACAGCCGCGCTAACAACAGCCACGGCTAGCCAAACATCGGGGGTAACAACCACATTGATGCGGGCAATCAGGGTACTCGTTAATTCGGGCGGTGGGTCAGTATCATTGACCATCGTTCAACAATCTACCATTTAAGGAGAGAATCATGGAAGGATTCGGCAAGTTGCAGAAAATGGGGTGCGGTTGCTCGGTTCCTCGCATGAAGGATGGTGGCTATGTAGGCAAAGCCAGAGCAGAGGAAGATCAAGGCTTCAAGGCTACCAAGAAGGCAGTGGGTGGGGCAATTAGCATCATCGATGCAGTTGGCAAACCAGTCGGTGGTTCTGTTGCTCCCGGCAAGCCTTCAGCTAAGGACCGCAGGGCAGCGATGAAGCTCAAACCTAAAGTATCTGTTGAGATTCCTCTTGCAGCTAAGAAAGGCGGCAAGATGGCGGAAGGTGGGATAGTTCCCATCGTCAAGGTGAAGAAAGTAGAACCTGTTAAAGCCAAGCCAGCCGATGATAGTACACCTTCGCCTAAAGTACAGGAAGAAATGAGAAAAGCGCGGGATGAAGCCCGTGAATTAAAACTCATGGAAGACGCATACAATAAGGCGGGTGGCGAATTGAAGTTTGCCAAAGGCGGGGCGGTCAAAGAATCTGCCAAAGACGAAAGGGCAGAAACTAAAAAGATTGCGGCTATCAGCAAGGAATTGAAGTCCCATGAAAAACTGCCAGCATCCAAAGGCCACAAAGGTCTGAAATGTGGCGGCAAGGTCAAAAAGATGGCCGAAGGTGGGATAGTTCCCGGATCGGATTACTGGGCTAACAGGGCGGCTACTAGGGCATTGCCTCCTAGCGCATCCGCCCCTGCTATGGAATCGTCGCCATCGACACAAATGGCGTATCACAGCGCGGCAGTGCCTTCCGCCGGGACGCTTACGCCACAGGAAGAAGTTGCACGAAGAATCGGATTGAGAGCTAATCCAGCAGCGGGAAATCCGCAAGCGTATGACCCATCCGGGCAGGCGGTTTACGTTGGCGGTTCTAAGGCGGCGCAAACACAGGCTTTGCAGCAAGCACAAGCCGCACTCCCAACAACATCCAAGCTGTATAAGGCAGCGCCAGCCGTAACGCCACCATCAACAGGTAGCGGTCAAGGCGCAGGAACTGGGTCAGGCGGTGCATACACCTTCGAAGATCAGGCGAGAGACAGGTATGGTATCAATCCAGCACCATCAACAGGCAACGGACAAGGTGTAGGCTCCGTAACGTCGCCACCGATCCAAAGTGGAGGGCTTCCTTTCCAAAATATGGGAGGGCTTCCTTTCCAAAATATGGGAGGGAATCCTTTCCAAAATATGGGAGGGAATCCATTGGGCTTCCTGAATCAAAATAATCTAGGTGGTCAAAACAAATATTTACCGCAACGCGCACAGGTAATCGGAAACAGGCTTGGGTATCCACAACAAGGCGGCGGGACGAAGTTTGAAAGACCGTCACAGCAAAATGAATTACAGCAAACCGGAAGATTCGCGGGAATGCCCAAAGTACTCACTGGGGGCAGTAACATCCCGGGGCGAGCCGGGACAACGGAAATGAAATATCTTGATCCAGAAACTGGGTCATACGGCGCATATCCGGGTTCACGGCAGTTCCTTACCGGAGAAAGAGATGACGACCCCGGCACTGCGCCGGGATGGGTAAGGCCGCAGCAAAATGGCGGAGTAGATTACAGATCGTTGTTCGGCGGAGGAGCACTGCCTAATTTAAAAGATGTAATATCAAAATTTGGTCCATCTGCCCCCAGCATGTCGGACGCTGAATTTCAGCGGCAAATGGCTGAAGAAAGAAAGGCAATAGCGGAGAGGCAGGCGCGTGGGGATTATAGCGATAACATCTACCACACTATGTGACGTAATCCATAATGAAAGCCACCATGAAGCTACCGTTAATTGGATTGATGCTGCTGAGTTTTCAGGTAAATGCAGAAAACTCAGTCAGTCAAGATCAATACAAGATTACAGGTAATTTCTCGGCTGCCAATGGATTGCATACAGGTATCAAGTCTGATACTTCGATGGATTTTAGCAGCGGGTCAGCAGGCGCAAATTTCAGCATGTACGGCATAGCTAGAGGCAATGGTAACGTCGGCTCATGGGGTGTACACGATATTGTTGGGGTACATGGCACAGCCGTTAAAAATGGTGCATTTTGGGCAGCAGGTATACATTGCGATGTTTACGACACAGTACCGGGCGGCACATCAATTTGCCTGAATATTGAGTTTCCACAGACGCAAGTTGGCACAGACACCATCGGAATTAACATGCAGCCTCATGCCACTGCTAGAGGGCTAACGGGGATACAGATTCAAAACCCTGAGGCGTTTAGGTATGGATTGATGATACCCAACTCAAGCTGGGCTTTTGGGCAAACTGATACAGCGTATTTCGGCATGAGATACGACCCTGCATCACAGTCGCTTAAGTTCTACCGGAACATTGGGCAAGCGCACGAGCTAATGGTACACGAAATAAAAATGGACTTCGGGCAAGTTAAATAACGAAAGGCTGTAATGACAACATCGGGAACAATTAGCCAGACAGTCATTGATGTCATGCAGTTAATCGAGCATGGCGCGAGGAGGTGCGGCAATTTCTCTGAGGAGCTGACTGTTGAACAAATACAGTCAGCGCGGGAGAGTCTGTACTTCGCGCTGTCGAGCTTGGGTAATCGCGGCATTAGTTACTGGGCTATACAGAAGTCAATTGTCGGCACGAGAGCGAACAAGGGACTATATACACTGCCCGTTGGCTCTATTGACGTACTCAACGCCCTGTACAGGCGCGTAACACGCAACACGGGCGTTTACAGCGCGTCTACGGGCACTGCTGCTAATGCGTTTGATGGTGATGTTGATACTTCGTGCACGCAGTCAGCAATCAACGGGAACATCGCGGTAACATTTTCGGATGAGGTGTACGCATCAAAGTTCGGCATTCTTCCCGGCGTAAGCGGCTCGTTCACAATAGTAATAGAATACTCAACCGATGGCACTACATGGAGCACGCTATACGCTCCTGGAATTACAACATGGGTTGATAACACATGGCTTTGGTATGACATCGATCCCGGCCATGCAGTGATGTACTACAGAATGCGCGAGACAGCAGGCGGGACTTTAATAGTCCGCGAATTTGTGGTTGGCAGTAATCCTATTGAAATTCCAATGGCAAGACTTAATAGGGATGACTATACCAACCTTCCCAATAAGAACTTCACATCCAATCAGCCGTTGCAATATTGGTTTGATCGGACAATCCCACAGCCGACGATGAACGTCTGGCCTGTGCCGAGTGAAGACTTCACACAAATAGTGGTTTACTGCTCACGGTACATCATGGATGTGGGCGACCTGAACGGTTCGCTTGAAATACCGCAACGCTGGTATGAAGCAATCCTGTTCATCCTTGCGCACAGAATGTCGCTGGAGCTGCCAGACGTGCCGATGGAAAAGATCGTATACTTGGACGGACAAGCGGATAAGTACCTTGCTCAAGCGGAAGACGAGGAGCGGGATAACTCTCCGATTTTCTTTAGCCCGAATATTTCAGGGTACAGCCGATAATGCCCATGTTCTTAAACACTCGTGGCATGTCAACCTTAGCGATTGCAATTTGCGATAGGTGTAGGATGAAGCGGCCATTAGCTTCGATGGGATCAGACCCAAATATCCCCGGCTTGCGAGTGTGCGACAAAGGATGCAGGGACAGGAAAGACCCTTGGAGATTGCCAGCAAGGCAACCTGAGAAAATTGCGTTGAACTTCCCACGGCCTGACGTTGATATAGCCGAAACTGGAAATACATTAGCAACTGGAGATTACGGTACGTTTGAAATAGCGGTAGAAAATACCGACGACCCTACAACAAACGGCAATATGGATTCACTGGAGATATAGGATGGCACAAAAAAGAATCACTGATTTGCCAGCAGCTACCTCAATAGCAGCAACTGATGTTGTATTGGCGTTTCAGGATGGGCAAGCAAAACAAGCCACAGTAGATTTGTTTGGGGCTGGACTGACTTTTGACGCTTCGGCCATTGTCAGCGGGATACTGCCTGTTGTAAGGGGCGGGACAGGAGTCGCAACAAGCACTGGCACAGGCAGCACAGTATTATCCACTAGCCCAACTTTAGTCACCCCTGCACTAGGCACTCCGACTGCGCTAGTAGGAACGAACATCACAGGAACCGCGGCTGGATTAAGTATTGGTGGTAACGCTGCGACCGTCACGACCAACGCTAATCTAACAGGTCATGTCACTTCCACGGGCAATGCGGCGGTTCTTGGGAGCTTCACGGTAGCGCAGTTAAATACGGCGATTAGCGATGGCGATGTAGCCACGGGAGGCGGTACTGCTACTGGAACAAATACTGGCGACCAGACAAATATCACTGGCAATGCCGCCACGGTAACTACTAATGCCAACCTGACAGGCGATGTAACGTCAGTTGGCAATGCAACAACCCTCACCAATGCGGCAGTAATCGCAAAGGTACTCACCGGCTACACATCAGGCGCGGGAACGGTTGCAGCGACTGACACGATCCTGCAAGCAATACAGAAGCTGAATGGGAACGATGCCACGAGAGAAACATCAGCCAACAAGGACGCAACCGGAGGTTACGCAGGGCTTACTCTGTTTAAGCTCAACCTGAAAAACGCAGCCAACACATTTACCAACTTCTTTACCAACGCTACAACTGCCGCAAGAACGTGGACGCTACCCGATAAAGATGGGACGGTGGCGATGACTAGCGATATTGGTAGCGCAGCATGGGTAATCAAAACCACAACCTATACCGCAGTTACTGGCGATTACTTGATGGCCGATACCACAAGCGCGGCGTTCACGATCACATTACCAGCAACTCCATCGGCTAATCACGTAGTAAATATTGCAGATTACGCAGGGACATTCGCAACAAATAACTTAACCATAGGCCGTAACTCATCAAAAATAATGAGCTTATCTGAGGATATGGTAATCAGCACGAACAATATCAGTATCACATTAACTTATATCGACAGTACAGTGGGGTGGAAATTAACATGAGCAATCTAAGTCAATTCATTGGTGGTGCTGGCGTAAGAAGCCCAGCGATATTCTTTCCTTCATCGACTACTTACACGATACCAGTAAGCGGGGTGTATCGGCTATCTGTACTTGGTGCTGGTGGTAGCGGGGGCGGTAATACTAACAGCACTACAAATGCAGCAAGCGGTGGGGGCGGCGGCGGCTTTGGAGAAACAGAAGTTTACCTTCCCGCTGCGACTGTATTAACTGTTACTGTTGGTGCTGGTGGTGCTAGCGTGACGAATGCAGCGGGTAACGTAGGTGGCACATCTTCATTAAGCGGCACAGGGATGACCACGATCACTGCTATTGGCGGCTCCGGGGGTGCGATTTCTACAACCAACGGGGCAACAGCAGCGGGTGGCGCGGGGGGTACATGCTCTGGCGGCACGCTGCTTAACAACTCAGGCGGAGCCGGGGGTAGCGCCTTATGCACAACGGGTAAGGGTACAGCAGCAGGTGGCGGCGGTGCGGGGTCTCCATTCGGAACAGGTGGTGCTGGTGGCGCAAATACCAGCACTGCAACAACAAGTGCTTCCGGTGGCGGCGGTGCTGGAACTGCCGGAGATGCACTAAGCGGAGCAACTGCAACAAGCGCTGGCGGGGCTTGTAAGAGTAACATCGGACGATCAACGGCAAGTGCTGACGGTATCAGGCGATCTCTTGCAACACAGGCTGCGGGAGGAATGGAATTCGGATTTGATTCTATATACGACCCATTCAGGGCTATGTCTGGCGGTAGCGGTGGCGGAAGTAACGAAAGTGGTAGTGGATGCGGAACGGCTGGCTCAAATACAACGATTGGCAACGCTGTTATAGTTGGGGTTCTCGGTGGTAGTGGTGGCGTATGTGCAACGGCAGCGGGTGGTAAAAGCGGGACTCCATCACTGGGTGGCGGGTCTGGTGGTGGCTGTAACACCGCAACAGGCACCGGTGTGAGTGGGCCTGGCGGTAAAGGTCTTGTCGTAATCGAAAGGATAGGCTAATGCGCTATAAACTAAAAGATGGGAATGTAATACTAGCTGACGCTGATTTTATCGCAGCGCATCATCCAGACGCGGTATTGCAAGAAGATGATGAACCCGCGCCTGAAATCAAACAGCCAATATCTGTTTTAGACTTCCGCAATAGATTTACTCAAGCTGAAAAAATTGCAATTTACACGGCGGCAAAGTCTGTTGTAGCGATACAGGTATGGATTGAAGATCTGGCTTCCGCAAAAGATGTCAATGTTACCCATGACCAAACCATTGCGGGGATTAACGCGCTTGAATCGGCTGGATTGATAGGCGCAGGACGTGCGGCTGAGATTCTTGCGTAGAAACGATTTCACAACAATAAACAAGGAAGTCTGAGATGAGTGATAATGTTGGAGATGATGATAGCTACCGGGACAGGCGGCCAGACCAGCACAACAGGCGGAGGAGCGACAATAAATTCTCAGTTAGTGCCGCATTTAATATCACACATATTATAGCTACTATAGGTCTGATAGTTTCTATGTTCAGTTGGGCAACAGAAGTTAAAACCATTATCGCCACCAACACCGCCGAGATTGCCAACTTGAAAGCTGAACGAGTGCGCGAAACCGCCGAGTTAAGAACAACCGTTCGTGAGATTGATGCGAAGGTGACGCGGCTCCTCGAGCGTGGGAATGGTGACAGGCAATGATTAACAGTAGACAGATCGCTGACCTTCACCCCAAGGTGCAGGAGTTGTGTAAGAAATTCATTGCTGAGTGCATGGTCGACGGTATTGATGTCATCATCACTTCCACCTACCGCGACAAGGAATCGCAAGACGCGCTGTACGCACAGGGCAGGGCAACCGCTGGTGCTATTGTAACAAACGCTCATGGCGGATGGTCATACCATAACTACCGTTTGGCTTTCGACTTCGCGCCTATCCAGAACGGAAAGATCGACTGGAACAATACCGCCTTGTGGAAGAAGTGCGGGCAGATTGCTGAGGACGTTGGATTGGAGTGGGCGGGACGATGGGAGCATAATCGCGAAATGGCACACTGCCAATTTACTGATGGGCTGAAGATCGCGCAACTTTTTAATGGAGAAATGATCGCGTGAATAATTTTATAGAACGTGTTAAAGGCTGGCTCATTGCACTCAAAGTTTGGTTTCGCACTTTTCCGAAAGAGAAATAAAATGAAAGCTATTAAACGTCGGTGGTTGATGTTGATTAGATCAAAGACAAATCTGTTTGCCACTTTAATCGCTGGTTTAAGCGCGGCGCAGCTTGCCATTCCAGCGTTCATCCATAAAATGACACCGGAGATGTTCGCTGGAATAGGTATCATAATTGCAATGTTGATAGCCTACTTTAGAAGCAAGACTACTGAATCAATACATGATAAGGTAAATCAAGAATGAATCCCTACGTGCTGCTTGCAGTGGTACTCTTCCTTGTCGGCTCGCATACCACTGCTTACTTTCAAGGTCGTGGAGCGCGTGACGATGAGGTGAAAGTAGAGAATGCTAAAGTAGCAGCTAAAGCCGCTGAGGAGTATAAAGTAGCAGTTGAATACGGCAACAAGAAAGCTGCCGAGGTGCAAGAACTAGAGCGCTCATCTGCTGAGGCATTAACGGAGGTACTAATCAATGTTTCCAAAATCACTACCAATAAGCCTTGCCTGTCTGCTGATGCTGTCAGGCTGCTCAACAAACCCACTAAGGTCTTTGGTTTGTCCCCACGTCCCCGCGACCCTACTGAAGAAAGTACCGGCGGAGTTGCCTCCGATACCGACATCGTTAACTGGATTGCCAGAGCCCAAGATCAGTATAAAAAATGTGCTGCCAATAACAACGGAATAGTCAGCATACTCAAACCAGAGAAATAACTATGCTAAATAAATGTATTGAGGGGATTATATGGTAGCAGCGGCAGTAATGACGTATGACAGTTTGGTGAGTGACGTCACCCTGTATTTAGAGAGGTCTGACGCTGATACTATAAATCAGATACCACGGTTGATTATGTTGGCAGAGCAGGTTATAGCCACTAACATAAAATTTCTTGGCAGCTTGGTTGTCGCTACTGGCAATTTCACTACCTCTGATCCTGTTCTAGTAAAACCTTCAAGATGGAAAAAAACTGTATCCATGAGTTGCACGGACTCGACAGGAAAGATCAATCCTGTTCTATTGCGTAAATATGAAGTCCTCCGCGCATACGCACCCGATCCAGCAGTAACAGGAACTCCAAAATACTATAGCGATTATAATTTCTACCGTTGGCTAGTCGCCCCAACTCCTGCTTCCGATTTGGAGTTTGAAGTAACTTATTATGAAAGGGTGGAGCCATTATCATCAGATGCACAGGCCAATTGGTTTACGATCAACGCACCACAAGCATTGCTTTATGGAACGCTACTTCAAGCCATCCCGTTTCTGAAGAATGATGACCGTATTCCAGTATGGCAAAGCATGTATAACGAGGTAATCGAAAGCCTGAAAACAGAAGATGTCCAGCGCATACTGGATCGACAAGCATTCGTGAAAGGTACATAAAATGACAAGTTACTCAAGCCCGTTTAGTGGCGATTCGATACTCCCGGCAGATGTGTCGTTGGTGGAGTTGACAATAGCTGTCAGCACGCAGTTACAGTGGCCTATCAACGGTGATCCAGATTTAACAGCGGTTGGCAGGATAACAGAAGTCACCGCCTCGGCTGGCAGCTTGTCTGTGTACCTGCCTCCCGCTAATCAAGCCTCAAAGGGGCAGGATATATTATTTAGGAACGTGGGGGCTAATACTTTCACGGTCAAAGATTATGCGGGTACGAATACAGTCATATCGATAGCGGCTGGCGAGTCTAAATATGTGTACATCAAGACTAATGCCACTGAACAAGGCACATGGTCGAATGTTGCCTTTGGCACTGGAACATCAAGTGCCGATGCAGCTACTCTTGAGGGATATGGGCTTGAGGCCATCACGACAACATTAAACCTAACAACATTAGTTACAACATTCTCCGGGACATATACGGCTGGTGCTGCTGATAGAACAAAGCTCTTTGTTTGGACTGGCGGTGCTGGAACGCTGAACTTAACGGCGGCGGCTACGCTTGGTGATGGGTGGTTCATCAAAGTAAGAAATGAGGGAACTGGTCTTTTGACGATTGACTGTGCTGGTGCTGATACATTAAATGGGTCGGCAACGGTTGGGCTTCAAACAGGAGATTCATTGCACCTACATTGCTCTGGCACAACATTCTATTCTGTTGGTCTTGGAAGAAATACACAGTTCAATTTTTCTCAATTGGTGAAGCAAGTCTCGACTGGTACATATACCCTCACAGACTCTGAAGCATCAAACACATTATTAAAATTCACTAGTTCTGGCGACCTTGTGGGGAATGTGACGATTATAGTTCCACCAACGATTCAAGTGATGTATGTGAATAACGCAACAACAAGTCCTGCTGCGTATACGGTTACGATTTCAGTAGGCACTGGTGGAACGACAGTGGCGTTGATACCAGCACAGCAAGCTATTTTGGTAAATGATTCCTATAACATTGTTAATGCCGCACCATAAAAATGACTAAAAAGGTTTTTGCATTAGACACCAAGGCCGGGATTCAGCGCGATGGCACTGTCTTGGATAGGCAATATTACACTGATGGCGAATGGGTGAGGTTTCAACGTGGACGGCCTCGTAAGATCGGTGGCTATAGGCAGATCGATGATAATTTGCACGGCATATCGAGGGGAATTTATGCCGACTCACTGGATGGCGAAAACAGGATATTCAACGGCTATCAATCAGGGCTAGAGCGTGTTTCATGTGATAGCAGCGGGGTAGGGTCGGGGACTGTTATTTACGCGGTAGAGAGTGGGCCGATACTCACTATATCAATATTTGCAGCGGGTACTTTATACACAAACGGGGTCTATCCCGGTGTAACCATGACAGGCAACAGCGGCCAATCGGCTACGTTTTCAGTCACAGTTGCAGGTGGTGTTGTTACAGTAGTTACACTTACAACAGCGGGTAACGGGTATCAAGTAAGCACGACAAACATGACTTTTGATGGGCTTCTGCAAGCGGCAGCGGCGGATATTGGTGGAACTGGGTCGGGAATGTATGTATCGATTGATACCATACAGGATGTATTTGTTGATTCAGAAAAGAATCTTTGGCAGTTCGATGGGTTTTATGATTCAACAGGGAATGGTGATAATTTGCTGCTGTCCCATGCAGGACAGAATTTATTGTCGATCGACAATACCACTACATCGAATGTAATGGCGTGCGACCCCGGAGGCGTTTCAAATGGTCCTTATGTGTTCCCCCCTCTCTACCCGCTCAAAGACACATCAGGCTCTGCGCCGACAGGTGCTCTGATTGCAGTTTCAGGCGGGGTTGTGTGCCTTCATCCATATGTATTCGTATATGGAGACAACGGGTTAATTAAGAACTGTTCTGCTGGCAATGCTTTCGATTGGAATTCCCCAGACTCTAACGAGGCGAATTTATCTGCACAGAAGATAGTTAAAGGAATAGCTATCAGGGGCGGGTCTAATTCACCTAGCGGATTGTTCTGGGCTTTGGATAGCCTTATCAAAGTAAGCTACAGCCCGATGACAGTCAATTCCGCACAGCTCTATTGGCGGTATGACATTATTGGTAGCCTGACAATATTATCGAGTCAGTCGGTCATTGAATATGACGGCATATATTTTTGGTGCGGGATAGATAGATTCATGCTGTACAACGGCGTTATAAAAGAATTGCCGAACAACATGAACACAAATTGGTTTTATGACAATCTGAACTTCTCACAAAGACAGAAAGTATGGGCAACCAAAGTTCCAAAGTATGGCGAGATATGGTGGTTCTACCCAAGAGGGAGTGCAACAGAATGCACCGATGCAATAATCTACAATACGAGAGAGCAGACTTGGTATGACGCAGGATCGTCGCCGGGGGCGCAACGGTCTGCTGGTTACTATGCTCAGGGATTTAGATACCCAGTAAATGCAGGGACAGAATTATCCGAAGAGACAGTCCTTTTAACAGCTAATGTTGGGACGACTAACAGCAGCAGCATAATAACGGCTTCCCCAGATATGAATATTGCGATAGGGTTGCTTGTTGCTGGAACTGGGATACAGGTTGGTTCGTTGGTTACAGCTATCGGATCTACCATATCAGGGTACGAAGTATTCCTTGACAAGATATGTACAGCGACAGCGACAGTAAGCGCAACATTCTCAACAATATCTGGCCTCATTAGTTTGTGGCAGCATGAATTCGGGTCGAACGAAATAAAAGGTCAGAACATATCCGCCATCAAGAGCATGTTCGAAACAAATGACCTCGGAATAGTTACTGGAGGACCTTCTGAATCGTCGATGGTTGGTGATAATCATTGGATAAGAATAGACAGAGTCGAGCCAGACTTTGTGCAGGTTGGGGAGATGGAGCTGTACATAACTGGACGGCCATACGCACAACAGGACGATGTAACGTCTGGGCCGTACACGTTTGATGCTACAACTGGTAAAATTGATTTAAAACAACAACGCAGAGAACTTAGATTAAGATTTGTTAGTAATGTGCAAAGCGGAGATTATCAAACTGGTAATATAATCTTGAACGCAGAATTTGGAGACGTGAGAGGTCATAGCTAATGCAAGTTTATGACCCTAGACATCACACCTTTGAATCATGGGCATCATTGATGTGCGAAGCAAACGCGAATCATGGCTTAATATCTGATGCGGTTGAAGATAATTGGTTAGACTGGGCAGAGCAATTCATAAATGTTACTGATATAGCAAAAGATGGTGCGATTTCCCCATCTATATTCATAACATGGGATGGATGGGCAACTGCATTGCTTAACGTGGCACAATAAGGAAATAGAATATGCCAGCAGCTTATGATCCGAACACCAGCTACGTGCTCGACCCAGAGTATGCCGCAGGTCGGAAGCCTTTCGATGAGGTGCAGCAGTATTTAGCTGAAAACCCCGGAGCTACCATTAACTCTTCCGCAGATTACTGGGCGGCTTTTGGGAGAGACAGGGAACACCCTACGTTAGGAATGACACCGGATGAGCTATACGCCAACCAGTACCCCGAGGCTGCCAAATATATTGATCGCACTGGTGACTCCAGATATTATCAGCCGGGAGAAGCTGAGTTTAGAATGCCGGATTATGATTGGGTTAAGACGCAAACTCCAGAACAATTGATGGCGGGAGGGTATTCTGTCTCCCCCTCGCAGTGGGGGAATCATGCCGAACTCAGCCCTATTCAGCAAGTTGAGTACCTACAAACACTGCAAGGCACTGATGGGTTCGACCCTAGATACCCCGGTCAATTTGTTCCAATAGGCAGCGAAGCGAATAGAAAGCACCCCCCTCCTCATTGGCTTGTTCAGCTAGGTAAAGCGGCGTTGCAATCAGCGGTCATAAGTGGGTTTACTGGGGTTGGTTTGGATTTACTGGGAGGGGTTGGAGCTCCTGTCCCTGATATATCTGGCGTCCCTAATATTCCCGGACTTGGCGGAACTGGAGGGTTAGAATCTGGATTATTCCCATCGACAACGATTCCACCCACTGGATTAGAATCGGGGCTGTTCCCCTATACCACTCCCGGCGCAGGGCTAGGAACTGTGCCAGCATGGGGAGTTGGTGGTTCAACTATACCCGGATTAGGCGGTTCTAATTTGGGCAGCAATCTAGGCAGTTCATTGCTGCCCAATGTAAACGATGCATATAGCCTATATAAAAAAGGGAAAACAGGGCTAGGCATTGTCAATCAGTTGACTGGCGGCAGTTTGCTAGGCGGCGGAAATCAAAATACGGGCGGCAATCTTGGTGGTGGCACGCAGAAACAGCAATCGTCACAGCCCGACTGGGCAAAGCTGTTCAGCGCGGCAGCATTTGCTACGCCACTACCCAAACAGGAGTTCATCACAGATGAAGTGTCTACGGTTAAGGCTCCTGAGCAAGTATCCGAAATGTGGCAAGGGCTGACCCCCGAGCAAACGAATATCATCGGCATGAAGGCGGGTGGATCAGTTAAAATGGTGCCGGGTCCAGAAAACAGGGACTATGCGCGACATGCAAAACGCGGGTTTCACGTAAAAGGCATTGGCACTGGTCAATCGGATGAAATACCGACAATGCTCGCCAAAGATGAATACGTCATCGACTCGGACACGGTATCAGCTTTGGGCGATGGGTCGAGCGAGGCTGGTGCGGCAGTGCTGGACAAAATGAGGGAAGAAATTAGGAAGCACAAACGATCTGCGCCGATTGATAAAATACCGCCGCAAGCCAAGTCACCGTTGGAATATATGAGGAGAAAAGCATGAGCTTTACACAGGGTGGAGCATTACCGGACATCACGAGCACACTTAGCAAGACGACTACCACACCAAGTTGGTACACGGATTATTTGAGTGGCCTAGCGAACAAGGGCGCGGCGGCACTGAACGCATCAGGCGCGGCGGGTGCTTCCCCATTGCAGCAAGCGGCCTACGGTAGCGCACAGAGCACAATTAACGCGGGTGTGCCTGCACTACAACGTGCTGGACAAGAGCTGTCCGATGTGTCGGGGGCGTACACCCCAGAAATGGCGCAAGGCTACATGAACCCGTATATCAGTGATGTGGTCGATGAAGTTGGAAGGCTTGGCGTTAAGAATTTCAACGATGTGCTTGCACCCGGTGCAACCGCTGCTGCTGCTGGCTCAGGTCAGTTCGGCTCAAGACGCGGAATGGAAGTTTATGGGAAGACCGCTAACGATGCAGCGAGCAATATACTCGGTCAGCAAAGCGGCGCACTTCAGGCGGGGTACAAGAACGCTATGGACGCGGCACAGGCCGATAAACGGATTGGACTGGACACAGCGACGGGGTTCACTAATCTAGGGCAGCAAGCCTACGCGCAAGGCGTTGGAGGACTTGACGTGCTATCTAAACTGGGCAGCCAGCAGCAAGCCACTGAACAAGCACGACTCAATCAGCCGATGGCTTCGTTGAAGGATTACGCGGCGCTGTTCGCTGGAAACATCATTCCATCAAGCACAGTACAAACAACCGTTGGACCGGGACAGCAAGGGCAATATCAGAAGTCAGCGGCTGAACTTGCCTCGCTCTACGGCACGACATTAGGCGGCTTGTTTGTTCCGGGCAGGGACAAAGACGGAAACCCAACCGACTCGATAGCGGTGTCATTATATAAGACGTATGGCAAGGATGCTTACGAGAAATACTTTGGAAAGGGTGCTGACCCGTTTACTGAACAGGGTGGGGTTGGCATACCGGGACTAGAAGACCCCGGAACATTAATCCCATCTTTGCCGGGTGATTTTGTAATAGACCCTGAAATAACAATCCCTGATGGATTCACAAATCCTGATTTTTGGTTGGGAGCATAATATGAACATGCCAATCGAAGTAATGCGTAATCAAGTTAGAAAATATGCCGATGGGGGCGTTGTAACAGAGACTCCAGAAGAGCGGTCTATGCGGATAAACTCTAGCTTTGATGACCTGTCTAATAGGCTAACAAGAGAGATGGGGCAGGAAAATGAAACGCCAGAAGAACGGACAAGGCGCGTAAATGAAGGGTTCCCAAAGTTAGTGCAGAGACTTAATGGTAGCTCATTGCCCAGTGATAACGAGACACCTGTAGAAAAACCAGATTGGGAAGCAAGTGTGCAAAAGGTTCTGACTGACGCTATTGTCGGTGCTGAAAAAGAGTCAGAGGTAGCGCAACGAGTTGTCAGTGCGTCTATGTTAGAGGCGGCACATCTCAAGACAGAAGCAGCAAATAGAGCAGTTGTTGAGGCGCAATTATTGGCCGACCAAGCGAATGAAAAACTTGCCCAACTAAAACAAGCAAAAGCGGAAAGGTTTAACGCGGCACATCTCAAGACAGAATCTGCTAATAAAGCTGTTACCGACGCGCAGTTATTGGCTGATCAAGCTAATGAAAAATTCGCCCAATTAAAGCAAGCAAAAGCAGATAAAACTGTCAACAGTAACAAAACAGACGTTGAAATGTACAACAGCAACGGATCAGACATCAATGAGTTTGAGGGCGATCCAGCGGCTGAAGCGGTGCATAATAAATTCTTGGCTGGTCAAGCAGAAGATGAAAGACTATCCGCCATCCGGCAAGCTGAAGACGCAAAAATGATAGAAGGGCTAAATGCCAAGTCGGAAGCATCAATGCAGAAGGCGGCAGAATACGCGGAAAGCCTACGGGGTGGCAATCCTGCACAACCCCAGCGAGAGGCTATTCCAGCATTGGGTCAACAAGCAGCGCCAGTGCAACCAACAATGCCACCCAACTCGGAAATGACCCCACCGCAACCCATGCCAGCAGCGCAACCGCAGGAGGTTGTTGCTCCAGCGTTAGGACAGCAGGCGGCGGCACAGTCCGCTGCACAACCTTCGTCTGGCGCACCAGCCCGCGCACCGACTCCGCAACCCGCGCCGATGACCGGGATGCAGAGCATAATGAAGAACTACACTGATAAACGGAACGCGCTAAACGCACAACAGCAAAAGATACTCGATGACCTTCAATTAAGGATAGATCAACCCTCAAACAGTTGGTTTGCTTTAGCGAAGGGGTTCGGTGCACCAACCCAGACAGGGAGCTTCCATGAGGCTTTCGGCAAAGCAATTGGGTCATATTCAGATAACCAAACCAAGACAACCGAACAGCTCCAAGCACTCGCTAAGATGCGAATGGAGTTAGCTCAGGCTCAAATGAAGCAAACCGGGACAGATGCTTCAATGAGTTTGATGGATGAATATTCAAGACCGCAAGGTGGTCAGGCTGGTGAAGTTGGTGGTGGCTTGGGTGGCGGGAACAGGTTGCCATTTACCAGCAATCAACTTGTTAGATTCATGCAACTTGACCCTAAGCTCGGTGAAGATATGGTGAAGGTTGTGAATGCGGAAACAGGGCAACGAACTGCCGATGCACCTTACCACAACCAGAAGCCTGAATACTATCCAACGTCGAGAGGGATGACGCTGATGTTGCCGATACATTATGAAAAGTATGTCGGGATGACTGGCAGCGGTGATGTCGCTGGCGCGGAAAAGTATTTGGAAAGCGTAACGCCGAAGCTGGCGACTGGCGCAAGTATGCCTACCGTGTCTGGGCAAGATGCGGCGATGCTTTCTGGACTGACACCGCAGCAAAGAATAGCCTATCTTGAGCAACATGCCACTAATCAAGCGCGTGACCAAGCCAGCCAAATCCAGCTTGGTATAGCCCAACAGAATGCAGAGACAGCGAAATTGGCCAGAGAAGAGAGTGTGCGGCGTAGTCAAGAAATGATGTCTCCACAGGAAAAATTGGATTATCAACATGTCGTGCTTCCTGCTATTGAACAAGCGACCAATGCTTCAAAGTTCATAGGGCAATTGAATCAACTACGCTCGATTTCAAGCAGAGCACCAAGTGGAATCATTGAATCAGGCGTTGCATCTACAGCGGGAAAATTAACGGGTAGTGATGCAAACACGGCTCAACGAGAATTATCAGCATTGTCTGCTGGCATGATATCTATGGCTCCACGTGCACCCGGCGCAGTTTCTGACTTCGAAACGAGGAAAATATTAGACAGTCTTGGGAAACTTACCGATTCAACGTTGACGGCAAAAGCGCGAGCAACCATTATTGATGAAATTGAAAAAACATCTATCCGTCAGTTGGAAAGGTCGAGGCATGTGGTAGATTACTTTGAAGCGCACAAAAAGGTTCCGCCTATTGAAACAGTTGGCAAGTCACCCGACAGTGGTTCAAAAACAGTCGTTAAGAGATTCAACGTCATCGAAGGACAGAACAAAGGGAAAGTGCTATATCAATACAGCGATGGCTCAAAGGAGTATAAATAATGGAAACTGAAGTCTTGCAAGAGATACCGCTTGGTGCTGACGACGTTCTACAAGAAATTGTTGTAAACGCTGAAAAGCCAAAAGAGACTGCCGCGCCTGAACCAAGTACGGGCGATGTGATCTCTGCTTCTGCTTTGGCTGCACTCACTGGCCTTGCGTCACCGTTCGCTGGTGCTGCACAATACTTTGGCTATAACGCGCCAGCGGATAAGTTAAAAGACATCACGAAGTATGCTGAAGAGGTTGGTGGTGGCTGGGCGACGGGTGCAAATGTCATCGGACAGGTCGCAAGCCCCCTACCTTGGAAGGTTGGTAATTTGGCAGCGAAAGGGATAGAGGCCATACCTAAAGTAGGCAGTTCGGTGGCGGCTAGAATGGCTGGTCAGGGCGCGGCGGGTGCGGCATTTTCACCGACAGATACTAATAATACCGAAGGCTATACGCAATTTCTAAAGGACAAGGTAATACAAACTGGAGAAGGTGCTGGTCTGGGCGCGGTGCTTGGAAAGGCTGGACAAGCAGTAATTAATCCAAAAGTTTCAGAACAAGTGAAAATGCTTAAAGATGCTGGCATGAAATACTTTACACCAGGACAGCTTGCAAGCCAACTCCCCTTTGTAGGCAAAGGGATACAAAATGCCGAGAAAGCAATAACCAGCCTACCAATAGCTGGATCGATTGTGTCTCATGGATTGGACGTGGCTAATCAGGATTTTAATAGAGCAATTGGTAATAAAGTTTTAGGGAATATAGGACAGAAAGTGCCCGAGGATATTAACGCGGGAAATGATTTGCTCGACTACGTTCATGGGCAAATCGGTAAAGCATACGACGATGTTGTTCCATATATCAACTTGTCTAATACTGCTAATCCGGCAACAGGTCAAACAGCGAGGCAGTCAATTCTGCGGGAAGTTGGGCGTGTCACGGCTGACCCAATAGAAGCAAACAAAAAATTAATCGCTAACGAAGTTAAAGGTACATTCTTAAATTCATTAACAAAGAATGGATTCATGACAGGAGAAGAATATAGAAGCGCAGAAAAAAGTCTTGGCGCTAAAGCTCGTACCTATATGATGAATCCACAGACAAAAGAAGTTGGTTATGCATTACAAGACATACTTTCCCATGTTAGAGGGCTAATGATAGATCAAAACCCAGTGGTGGGCAAAGAATTAATGGCTGCTCATAAAGCATTCAAGGCATATATCCCAATGGAGAAAGCTGCGGCCATGAGGGGTGCGAATGAAGGTGTATTTAGCCCCGGCCAGTTCGCGAATCAAACAGAAAAAGCATCAGGGATAAGAGGAACGGCAACTGGTAGAGGGAAATATATACCAACATCACAAGCAGCAGAATCAGTGCTTGGCAAGGCTGTTCCAGATAGCGGAACGGCTGGCAGGATGATGACTTCCAAAATGCTAGTTGGAGGGGCTGCTGAAGGGGCTGGACATTTGGCAACAGGTTTAATGCCACTCACGGCAATTGGTGCTTTATACAATAAACCAATGATGGGTCTAACTACTAAATTAGCCACAGAGAGGCCATCTTGGATGCAGGAAGTTGAGCCATATGTGTCTAGCGGAATAGCACGGGCAGCGGGACAAGCCTTGGGGCAGGAAGATCAATGAGCATCGACTATTCTAAACTCACCCCCACGCAACTCGAAATAGCATGGCGAATTCATGGTGCTGCCGTAAAACACGGCGTTTCGCCTGATTTGGCGCTGGCGCAAGGGATGGCAGAAAGCCGTCTTTTTGATGCTGGGGTTAACGCGAAAAAGGCGACAGGGGTGATGCAGGTCAAGCAGGATGCTGCCGATGCAGTATTCAAGAAGCTAGGAATTCGACTCGACCCCAAAAATCCGGAAGAGAATATCGAACTTGGAGTGCTGTATATGAAAGTGCTTGGTGATAGGTTTGGGGACGATCCTGAAGGTATCGCACGTGCGTATAATGCGGGACCAACCGCGTATGCCAATGATCGGGCGTACTCTAAAGAAACTAACGATTACGTGAACAGGGTCAGAAATTATGGCGGTTTTGCTACCACCGCCACGCCACCACCAACAGCACTTAATGCCCTTGTTCCAAACGGTACGCATCTTGGATACGGCGATCAATCTGCGTATGTGTCTCCATTGGAAGAAATGTCGCAGAGTCTCAAATAAGCGGAATGGGGTAACCTTCCCTGTGAGCGTTTTCAGGCAATAGCACATCGCCATGCCCACCTATCCTGAGGCGTAGTCGCACTACTGACTCTCCGTTGATATTATTGTCCACTCTGAACTCTGGTCGCTTCCGCCAGACGACGAATGCTTTTTCCTTCCAAAAGGAGAGTATTTCGTCACACATTTTGCTTGTCAATCTTTCGTGACACCCCTCATTGTTAGGCGTTTCGAGAACAAAAGACACCGCGACGATCTCTACAATCGCCCCATCGCTTGTTAAAAAGCGATCCATGCACTGGTATGATTGAACGGGGTACACATCGTAAAATTCGCCAATGCGCCGCTCTATTAGCTGCACAAATTCATTGTCTCGTGTGTCGTCTTCATTTACGGTATCAATCGTTTCGATGATGAGTCTCATAATTTCGCCTATCTCTCAAGATTTTAAACAATAACACGCCACGCCCGCTGCAAACTCTTCTTCGCTGAACGTGTCATCGCATATGCAGCCCGGTGAGCACGCTTTATAGACAGTCGATTTGATCAGTAGTCCGTGCTTAGCCCCTATGATAGCAATTTCTTCGGACGACACATCCGCCTGCTTGGATAGCGGCAAAATTTTATCAACAAAAGAGCGTAGCACCGCCAGCTCCGCTTCTACCGCGTCCAAATATTCAACGACCAATCTATACCCCTCTTTTCGCCTGACCACGTCAGCGGCTGCTTTCCTGTCTCCTAATAACGTTCCGTCACTCATAGCTCCGTCTCCCTCTCAACGATGTCACCAAGTAAAGTCCAGCGGCTATATATCACCCGTTCCCTAAACTGTTCTTTTGTTTCCTCATCACGGGATGAAACGGCTATTACTCGGCGAGCCTCTGCCGTTTTAACCATAGCCATATACCGCTTTTCGGTCTTGGGCTTTACGCGGTATTCATGTTGAGGACACCAGTGAGGCTCCGTGCCATCGGCTATATCTACCCAATTCCCTGCTGGTGGATACTTTATCTGCCACACCTCATTCGTACCCGCCTCTCTCTGTGCCAGCCAGAGTTTGCGTTCTGCTATGTGTGGGATTGTTGGCTTGGGCGTTTCTTCTATGCCTTTGCACTTGTATAGCCAGCGTGCAGGAGCATCCTTATATTGAGGCTCTCTATCTTCTGCAATGGATAAGGCAAATTCCATCCCGTTGTACATACCATGCATGTACGGGTCGAAGTTCCAGTTACCATGTTTCCCCTCTATGTTTAGTGCTTCGCGGATTCTGTTCTGAATTCCTCCGAGATCAGGGAACGGTGGCTTGGGTGTTTCAACAACTTCTCGGTAGTTTTCTTTATCAAAACAAAAAACCAATTGCTCCTCCATTCTCCAGTTTCCGAGTTTGTCTCGCCACGCGTACTTCACCCCCGCCGCTTGCTTCTCGCGGCATTTCTCACGCCATGCTTCTGGATCGGAGCAGGCTTTTTCTTGCAGGTCGTTGTAGGATTTCAAGAAGTCAACAAGAATATATTCTTTTCCCAGTAAACCAAAATAATCAATTTTACGCGCTGCTTTTATCACATTTTCTAAATTTATCATTTTCGTTCTCCCCTCTGCTATTTAAAAGCTCGTGTGCAAGTAGCCTCATTCTTTCTCTTTCGTACATTATTGCGCAGCTCTTCTGTATAGATCATACCGTTCCCCTTTGTTTGATGTAATTATCCACACATACGTATCTATACTCACGTTCTACTGCGAGTTGACGATCTTTAATCACCATATCTATCTCATATTTGTCACGCACACTCGCAGCAACGGCCAAGCAAATACCGGAGATGAAGAAACCTATGCTAGCGATGTATTCACTATTAAACAGCAGTGCGCCAGCAGCCACGAGTAGTGCTGTGTATAATAATTTCATTTCATTCTCCTTTAGTTAAACTGCGTATGGGTTGCCTTGCATATCGTTGCTTTCGTCTGAATCTGAATCTGGGTCATATGGTTGTGAGTTTATTTCAATCCATCCGGTGTCTGACAGGAACCGTATAGCCTGTGTGGTCGAGTCCACGTAGTCATCACGAGTGCTATCTGGAAAGCTGCAAAGCTGGCTCAACATACCTTCTGCCCAACCTCTCACATACCCGCGCTTGGTTTTGTTCTCAGGAAGCCATACCCGGCCAGACGTGAATACAGACGCTGTTATTTGAAGCCTTTGCATTTTATCTGCCCTGCCCGGATTCCATGCCCTGACTGGCAGGTAGGCTTTCTGGAGTTCTTGAATCAAGCTAATTCCAGCAGCTTTGTCTTCCACCAGTATCATATCAGGCCGTCTTGCATCAACGCCTTCGCCGTACACTACTCCAAATTCTTCAATCACTTTCGGCTTGAGGCTTGGGAAGGTTAGGTGCTCTTCCCAACAATCGATAAGCAGAATCGACATCGGACCATCAAGCGGCTTGAAAACCCCCCATGTGGTCATGGCCGTAGGGTCATTCCACAGTTTGTCAGTAAATGCGCAGTCATAACTCTGCACAATGTATTCAAACTTCGGAAACGCTTTCGAATGCGGCCACAGCTTGAACATCGACCTGCTAACTACTTTGCCGACCTCAAGATCAATAACCTGCCCCAATACCTCTTGGTCGTACAGCTTGCTGCCCTTGTACCTCTCTAGCTGCTTGGAAAATGTGCTGGAGAGATTCTTGATGTTTGCGTATGTGGTGGCACGGTCTATGATTACATCATCACCCTCACGATCTATGAGTTCGAGAATCAACTCCTTGTTACGCGGCGTGGTTGTCACAATGACACGCGGACTGTCACCCAAGCGCAAGCCCATGTTCATCATGTCCCATGCCTGACCTTCTCCGAGATAGTTGAATGCTGCTAATTCGTCGCACCACGCGGCGTGAAACTGTGGACCGCGCAAGCGTTCATAAGAGTCAGCGGATATGCCGCGAATTGAACCACCGTTGGTTAGGATGATCTGATGCTCGGATTTATTGTAGGACTGGATCAATTTGCTGGGAATCACGCTTAGCAAGCCCGACTGACCCTCAAAACAAGTGTGCTTCAAGTCGTTACTGGTGGGTGCCAGAACCAAGCTCCTGAATCGATACGTCCACGCCCACCACCAAAGACCCTCGGCAGCGGCAGCGGTCTTCCCGGCTCCACGGCCAGCAAGCAAGAGCCATACGTACCAATCCATCTCCATAGGCGGCGGCACTTGATACGGGTGTGCTTTGCTAAGCCATTCAGCATGCGCCACATACGCTATTCTGTCAGCACTCGGAAGTGCCTTCCAGTTAACGCTTGATAGTATGTCAACATCCATTGTGCGGTCTCATGGCAGGGTGTGGAAGAATAAATACCACGCTCCCACTGTTACCGACACCGCTAACAAGCCGACTTTTATATATTTCCAGCCACTTATGAACATGGTTCTTCCTTTCTAAAAGTGTTGCCGCTACGTTCACCAACACAGCTGCACCCTGAACCTGTCCGCGCCCACAGGGAAAGCGATTTACCCTTTAATCGCAGATCGCAGGAACAGGGTGCAGCTGTGTTGGTGCTTGTCTTTCCAAGCTGTCATCGCTTTCCAGTTTTCGTTCCCTCATTGCGATTGTTGAGGGCAGAGGTTGGGCGGCTTGGCAGTTTATTTACGCCGTGAACCATACCGCCGCGTGCTACGCTGATAAGACTGGGTTCAACATCAGCGCACCCCGTTATGAAAAATCACGACAACCCTTGCGGGATAGTTTGGTACATCGTCCGAAACTTTTCATCGCTGTAAAACCTGATTTCGTGATCCTCGCCTTCTATCACCCAACTGCCAGGCCACATCGTATGCACGACGAATCCGTCTTTTCGTACCGATAGGAACTTGTCTCGATATAGACTGCCGACCATGCCGTGCTTACCTAAAAAATCTACGATTTCCTGAGTATTATCACCCGTCCACTGGTAACACTCGGCGTCCCTTACAATTCGTCTATGTGTTGGTTTCATCTGCCGCCTCCTTCTTAAGTTTCTGCTTCTCCCGCCACCGCTTATTGCCAGCCGCGTTAATCGCCCTTACCTTCTCCGCATTGTTGGCGCGCCATGTTGCGTTGAGCAATTGCTGTTTCACGACGGACTGCGCCTTCACCTCCTCCCAACAGGCCAAGCAGCGGAACGAATGCAGCCCGTTGAACTGGTCGGTTGCCTTCGCCACACCGCACATCTTGCAGGTGCGGTCAACAGCAACCTTCGGCGGACGGCCTATCTTCGCGTGAGTCGGAACGTAGCGGCTTGGTTGCACCTGTTTGCACTGCCTGCCGCTGGGCGTTGGCTGTCCTTCCGCGTGGGTTTCACCACACACTACGCACACACGGGGGCATTGCTCCCATGTCCTGCGGTGCGGTTTAACGACTAACGGTTGCATAATTGCGAAGCGGCGACAATTTTGCGTTCTATTTCGCTCAGTTGCTGATTCACTTTTGATTGCAACTGCGCAGCCTCTTCCCGCAATTCTGCAATCTGTAATATTGTCCGCGTGGCATCAGGCATAAGCTCTACCCCAGGAAGATCAATTTCGTGTGAATCAAGCCAGAGCCGTTCTGGTGAATTGTCGTGCTTGAACGAGTAGACTTCGATGCGTCCTGATTTTTCCCATGTGTACTGCTCTTGGTATATGTGAATTGTGATTTTCATTTATTTTTCCTCTTTGTCTAAAATATTTCTAAAAACCGCTTCCAGCATAGCTTTCCAATCCGTCTTACGAGCTGCGCCGTACCAACCCGCTACCTGAATTAGACCATCCGCCGTCATACTTTCCAATTCCCGTGCATGCTTGCCGTGGACCAAAACGAGCCAATCACCCCCCTGCCCTAAGATCCAAACATTCGCGCCAGCCATCGCACGCCCGTATATCCATGCCACCTGCTCAGGGCGCAGGCCGTAATCGCCCTTAAAAATAGTGGTACTCTCCCTAACTGGCATTAAAAGCCTGCATTTCAGCTCAACGAACGCGCAATGTCCGCTAACTCGCGAATGCAACACGACATCGGGCACACCTTCGCCGACCAGATTCTCAATTCTCTGCGCAAAACAAAATGGCGCAATGCCCGGTTGCATCCTTTTCCACAATCTCGTTTCAGGCTTCATAGCGCGTCTATCAATCGTTGTAATTGAGCATCGTCAACGGCGGTCGCTGCTTTGCGTAGGCATATTGCCAGACTTTCCTCACGATTATGCACAAAGCGCGTTATCACAAGGCTGTTTATGCGTAGCTCGTACACGTGCGGTCCGGAATGCTTAGCATTTGGCGCGACATTCACTATCGAAATCATAGGCCGTCCACCAAATCATCAAACCGCTCACCCTTCATGTTGCGATCCCACAAGGCTTTGAACTGGCGAGGGTTCAATATGCGCACTTTTTCATAGCGTTCCGTTGCGCGTATCGCGCGATCAAGCTCTACCCCTATCGCTGCGGGGTGCGGGCGTGGGACTGTTTCATCCCCGCGCCGCCACGCGTTGAACTGTTTTAAGAATGCAATTGTTGCTTTCATCACTGCCCCGTCATTATTGTCGTTGCTGTTGGTTGTTTGGTGACCGCTTACGGCGGTCAGTCGGGCGATTAAAACGGTATATCTTTTTCCATTCCATCGGTGGTGCGCACTTGCTCCTTGACCTCACCGCTAGACACCGCATCGCGGAAGGCTTTCGCCGCTTGATATAGCTCTGCGCTTTCAACCGCGCCGAGTGTCTCGACTTTAAGGCCGAACCAGCTGCCCTTGTCGTTGCTCTCCGATACTGTTGTGATGCGGTACTGGTGACTGAACATCGCCGGGGTGAAGTGTGTACCGTCAGCGCGTTGCATCTTGATGCCGTTCATCTTGCTCATCCACTGGCGCGACTTCTTGATCTGTGAACTGGCGAGACTGATTACAGCAGGTTGATATCCGCCTTTGCCGTCCAGCACCAGCACATAATGGGTGCGGGTGTCGGATAGCAGGTTGCCTTCGCTATCTATCAACCGCCCATCGTTATCCACCACACCCGCCGCCACTTGCGGGTCGGATGGAGTCAATTCCCCCTTGAACCCGCCGCCGCTGTCACGCGGTGCCCATTTGATAAAACTGCGCTTGAAGTAGCAGGGGATGACGATCGCACCTGTCGTGCCGTCAATTATTTCCTGTGAAACGGAGTTGTATAACATGCCCTCCTCCGCGCCCTTGATATACGCTCCGTCTGACTTCTTGCATTGCGGTGACATGCTTTGCAAGACGGACAGAAAGGGAATGGCATACGCGCTTGAATCTGCTTGCTCGAATCCCGCGCCTGCGTCGTCCTCGAACTGAGGTGCCATTACTGCGACTTTTGTTTCCTGTGCTTCTACGATGCCTTTACTCATTTTGATTCCTTTCTAAGGTTTGCCGGACTTGTTTAAACCGCCGTCCGACTCAAGCGGGTGTTATTTGATTACCGCCTTCGTTACAACTCCTGCGCCGAACAACTCCATCGGGAATTCAGCACCCTTCGCGAGGCGTTCACGGATGAGTGCTTTAAGCGTTTGGTTGTGCACGGTAGCGGCGAATGCTGCATTGTTCCAGCCGTTAACATGACACTCAGCGAGCAGGGCGGTGGCTTGCTCCTCTTCGTCTCTGCCGAATGAGACCGTGACCTCGCTTTTGATAACGTCACCCAACCCATGATTTCGAAGCCATAGCAGCGCAGCGTCGCAGGCAGTGCCCTTCGGCATGGTCGCGTAAACATCATCTTTGATGCTGATCTTCTCGCCGGAGGGTAGTTTGATTTCGGCCACTCCTGCCTGCTGCATAGCAAGCGGCAAGTCTACCTCTTGCGTTTGCCTGAGCGCGGCCTTAGCTAATTTCAGCAAGTCCTCTAACACGGTGAGCTCAAGCTCCTGTGCTCGTTGTCGGCGGGCGAGTGCGCTTATTTCAGCGATGTCAGCGTTGCTTGGTATATGTTCCACGGTATTTCCTTTCTAAAGTTAAGTTCTTCCCGGTTATGGTTCCGGGTTGCCCAAGACTACCAGCACGCAGGCGGCATTCGGCAACAATTCCAATTCAAACTGCTCGGCCTGATACGTCGATTTGGAGAGGGATATACGCCCGGCTCTGCCTGTCCCAGCGCAGGACTTTCACCCGCCCGTGGTTCAAACTGCTTGCGATCATGCCTGCTGCCATCATGCTGGCGGGATCTCCAGCGGGCAGGATATAGTCGTCATCACTGAATCCCGCAAGTCGGTCGCGCATCATCCGCACCATAGGGACTGTGCTGATTAACGATGCACCTGCTGGCAGGAGTATTTCAAGGTCGCCGTACACAGCAGCGGGCGTTAAATTGAAGATCGGCACCAGACGCTGTGCAGTTTCATCCCATTTCGTGGGTTCGTGAGTTACAAAAACTTTTGACATTTATTCTCCTATTTCTGAATGCAAATTGTAACTTACTTTGTGGAGTTGCGCAAGCGTTATCATTCTAACCACTTTCCGCTTTCATCCCCGGTTATTAAATCAGCAACGTCTTTCTTGTTGCGCAGTGCATCGATGATCTTGCTGTCAACCGTGCCCGCCGCTTCGATGTCAATTATCAACGTCCCCGTTTTCTTGAGCATATTTTCCGCACGATCTTCACTTTGCAGCCGATGGTATAAGGAGAAGTCGTTGGAGTGATACACCATAACATCGGCTGCGTGAAGCGGTAGACCCACACCGCCCGCACCTTGTTGCCCAACAAAGTATTGTAGACGCTTTGCCTGAAAACCTTCCTTCGCTGCTTCGCGTTCATCGTTTGAAATGTCCCCCCAATATCGTGCAATCGGTTTGTTCGTGGCGGTCGTTATCGCTGCGCAAATGTCATTCAAGTCAGTTTTGAATCGCGCCCAGAATATGATGCTTGCGTCAGGGTATGCTTCGATGATTTCCAACACTGCCTGAATGCGCGGGTTATCGAGCGGCCTGTCAAATACCTTTGTGTGCTGTTCGCCGCCCGTCAGCTGCTTCGGGATGATGCCGCATATCATGCGCTGGTACAGCATGACGGCGACCATTTTGTTGATCGGCTCCGGCGTTTCGCCTTTCTTCATCGCTTGGAGGTAGTGCTTGATGAGCTTGTCCTGATGCGGTGCGAGTTCGACTTCCCAGCGTTTGTATAGCTTCTCAGGCAGGTCAGCGCACTCCTTGCGGGTCACGCGGTAGCAGCACTTGTCAACCCACTGCTTCAGCTCTTCCAAGTTCTTGTATGCAGGGGTGCCGTCGTCGTTCGTTGCCATGATCGGCGGCACAAAACGCGTGCCGGACTTGCGCATGATGCCTTGTATCATAGGATGACTTGCTGGCAAGTAGTCAGCGTATCGCGCCTTAAATGCCACGTGCGATTGCACTGGCAGAGCGTCCTCGGACAGGAACAGCAGCTGTGCGTACACATCCAAAGGCGACTGAGTCACAGGCGTGCCATTCAGTATGCGACGATACTTCGCGTGCGGTGCGAGCTTTAAAGCTGCTCTAGTTACGCCTGTTCCCATCGACTTGATGCGAGTACTTTCATCAACGACCATCATGCAAGCGGTCGCATTCAGGAATCGCCTTGCGAAATCATACCCGCGCTTCGTTCCAAGAGCTTCAACGTTCATTGAGAGGATACGCAGCTCATGACCAGCGTTGAACAGGTCTTCAAGCTCCACGCCTTTCTTTTTGGTTTGTGCCGCACTCCACGTTGCGGTTATGCGCGAGCACCAGTCTGGCAGGTGGATTTTAATCTCGTCCGCAATCCAATTTCGATGAACGCCATTCGGTGCAATTATTAGCAGTCCGTTGATGCGCCCCATTCGATGCAATTGGGCAGCGTTATCTAGCACTATCTTGCTTTTTCCAGTGCGTTGCTCAAGAAATAGCCCAACGTATTCATCCTCCCATGATTCTTTTAAAATTGAATCTTGATGCGCGAACGGGGTCGTTTTGTATTGATAATTTAGCATGATGCCGCCTTATTTTTCGTGCGCGTTGCAGCATACCTAGAATGGAATTGCTCACGTTGCTCAGTCGTGCGATTTCGAAATGTCGCGCGTTTCTTTTCACGGATAGCTGCTTTTTCTTCAGCGGTTTTATTGAGTGATGTGGCGCGCATCTTTTCGATAACTTCCGGGCGCTGCATAGCATCGTTGCGCTTCCCGAACATATGATGCATCTCGCCAGCGCGACCGAACATATGATTTTTCGCCCCGCGTTGATCAAGCTTTACGGGTTTGCCAAAGTTTGGGTGCGCTTTTCCTTTAACTCCATACATCGGGTTGTTCGCGCCTTTTAATTTTGCTGCAACCTCTGGACGTTTCATTGGGTGATTATCTCCCGAATTTTGTAGGGATGATTGTATCGCGAATGCTCGGCGTATCCATCCGTAGCTTTTATTCGCTGCGCGATCTTTATGCCTTCGCGAACTACGTAGCATAGCGTTGACTGCAAATACTAGCTTACCGTTTCCGGGGTACATTTTCACAAGCAATTGGTGCGCGACATAATGTTCTTCAGCCGTAAGATGCACCAAGTTGTGCCGATCATTGGAGCCGCCTAAACAGCGCGGTAGTGCGTGATGCCGTTCGGTGTACTCGCCCGGCTTTGCGCGGTCTCGTGCCCGCTGAATTAACCGCTCGTAGTGCAATGAGTAGTTCATGCTGTTACGCCCTCCGCGTCCTTGCAAAGCGCAAGCGCCGTCAGCTGATGGGCGAACGGTTCGGTTTTAAATTGGTAGGAGTTCATATTAAAATGCAAACTTTACGCCATGCAACTTCATCACATCAACATAGAGCGGGTGCTGGTCGGAAAATTCGCAGACATCAATCTTGCCAATGTTCTCAATAGGTGACAATTTAACGTCAATAATCAACGGGCGCGTGACGTAGCCTCGATAGCATACGTGCGCGGACAAAGTGCCAACATATAGAATCTGAAATCCAGCAACTTCGAACAGTCTCTTGACGTGACGCATGGCGGGATGGATTTTCATTTTATTTCTCCTCTTTCTGGTCGCGCACTATTGCGCGATGAAGCATTATCTTCCAATTGCAAAATAAAAGCAACAATTATTTTACACATCAATTCTTTTCCATTTTTCGATGATGCCAAACTTGATGCCGCGACAAATCTTGAGACGCACCAACAGGTGTGCTCCTTCCGGAATCGTGTTGAATAGCTCTTCGCCTATCCGTTTGTAATCGAAACGATGGATACGGGCTAACATTTCGCCAGTGTCGTCGCGCAACCTTAGATCGATGAATGTTGGCTGTCCTTTTTCGACCTTCCCTCCGCGCTTCTTGACGTTTACATCCTCATTGATGTCCCGCAAGTTCTTGTAGATGATCTCTCCGAGCAACAAGTGGCTTCCAAATTGCGAACCATCAAAGTCTTCGATGTGACTCAATTCTCCCCCCAACCCGTTGCCGCTCGGATCATCATACATTTGGCCGTACTTCGTCCTGAACGGAAACAAGTCTGAGAATATATTTTGCGCACTTGCCACATCTTCGCGCATCTTCTGCGTCAACTTTCCTGCATTGCGTGCCTCCAAAAACTTCTTCGCCTTCGCTTCTCCGAAGCCGTGAAGATTCATAAAGCCTCCGTACAACACATCACCTTTCGCCGCCCAATGCTCTTCAGACCTTTCTATGTCGAATGGAATATATTTCAACCCTTCTTTAACCATCTCGCGAAGCAATCCGACAGCACTTTCCTCGTCCTTAGCATTGCGCAAGTTGGCAGCAGCAAATTCCATCGGGTGGTGCGCCTTCAAGTAAGCCGTCCAGTAGCTGATGATGGCGTAACTATAGGTGTGAGCCTTGTTCATACACCACGTGCCCATCACCTTTATCAATTCCCAAATGTCTGCCGCTTGTGCCTTCGTAAGACCATTGCTGATAGCACCTTCTTCAAATTTCGCATAAAATGTATTGAAAAATTCCGATCCAAGCCGTTTGGCCATTGACTTGCGGATGAATGATGCGTCCTCCCAATTGAAGTTGCCGATGTAACGAACAATTGCCATCACCTGCTCTTGGTAAATCGGAAGACCATATGTCTCCGACATATATTGCGCAACAGCCGGGTGCAATTGATCATATTTCTCGCCATTGCTGCGGTTAATATACTTCTCTGTTACACCACCACCAAATGGACCGGGACGAGCCAGTGCCGTCACAGCATCGATCTGCACCATTGATGTGAAGTCTATCTGCCCTCCAACAGAACGCAATGCGCTCCCCTCAAATTGAAATATTCCGCTGTACCTTCCGCTGTTGAACACGGCATAGGCGGCAGGATCGTCGAACTTCAGATTGTACCAGTCAATCGGCACCCCGGAGTCTTCCAGCACCCCAAGAGTGCGCAGACCAAGAACGTCAATCTTTAGTAATCCAAGCTCTTCTGCCGCGCCTTTCTCGACGTGCGCGATACCGTTATCATCAACGGTGCAATAGTTGGTTATATTATCATTACACACCAACAGGCCTGCCGCATGGACACCCGTGTGTGATGCGTGCCCCTCCAGCTCGGTGGCAATCACCACTTGCGGATACATTTCGACCAGCTTACGCCCTGGATCTGTCGTCTTGAGCGTGTCTTCCAGACAACTGGTCGAGCGTGAGTCGGCAGACCCACGTTCAATCATCGCGACCTTTACAGCTGCCGTGGCAGACGGCGAAATGTTCAACTTCTTGCAAACTTGCACCAATGCGCTCTTCGGTCTGTATACACTTACCGTTCCGATGTGCGCTGTATTCTCGACGCCGTACTTTTCGGCCATATACTCAAACACAACGTGGCGCTTCTTATCGGGGAAGTCCAGGTCTATGTCCGGAAGGTCAGAGCGGTTAATGTCTATGAATCGCTCAAACATCAATTTTGGAGGAATTGGATTCACCTCTGTGATGCGCATTAGATAGCAAACCAAAGATCCGGCACTTGATCCTCTTGATGGACCGACCAGCATGCGTTGCTTGGCATAGCACACCATGTCTGCGACGATGATGAAATAAGCATCATAATCCTTGCTTCTGATCAATCCCAATTCATATAGCAATCTCTGCTCGTATTCTTCTGTCCACATTTCCTCCATCCTGCGGAACTTTATGCCCTCACGGCACAATGCCTCTACATCTCCTTCTGCGCGTATCATCGGTGCTTTTGGCAGCGCGTCGAGCGTGATGCTGTCGACGATCTGCTGCGCAACGTCCTGTCCTTCCAATTCAAGCAATATGTGTTGCGGCGAAGGCTTCCTGCCACCTCCCATGAAGTCGAATGTCTTTGAGTCCTCCGGCTTAATGTACGAGTTGTCCGACACACCGACAATTGGCAATCCAATCGACCGCTTCTTCATAGCCAGCACTCGACTGGCCGGACTGATGTCGGCGAATGCCCCGACTTCCTTCAAGAACTCTTCGTCGATGATGTCCCCTGCGAACTTGATGATGTTGTCTGACATATTCATCACATCTGCTCGGCGCAGACCAGCGATAGCTCCGCGTTTGCCGGGAAGCTGCTGCTGGTATGTCTTGCTTGACCAACGATATAGTTCCTGCAACCCTTCCATATTTTTGGCAATAAACCACATACGCGGAGACTCGTCGGAATCGTCCGTCACGACAAGTTCAACCCCCAATAGCGGCTTGATTCCTGCCTCCTTGCACTTATTAAAGAACTTGACGTGCCCCCATGTGCTCCCTTGGTCAACAATTCCTGCTGCCGTGCACCCCGTTTCCTTGAGGTGGGCAATCACCTTGTCGATGGGAGCATAAGTCTGCCCAAATGTGAATTCCGTCCTGATGCGTAGCTGGATCATACAATCCTCTCGTGAATGCAAATTTCAGCAAGTGCTCTGACATCATCCATTGCCCTGTGTGTCTGCGCTAAAGGCCGTCCGAGCTTCAATTCATACAGCTGGGCAAGTGTCAATCTCCTGCCCTTCTCGTGGAAGAACTCCTGTACGGTGCATATCGTCGTTTTAGGCCATGGGAAACCAGTCCTGCAGGCTCTGGACAACTCAAACCCTAGCAACCCTACATCAAACGGTGCATTGTGGGCTATAAGTTGATCTGCACCGCCGAATGCTTCTTCGATTTCGCCTAGCAATTCTCGGAACTTTGGCTTGTCGACCAGGTCTTCGTCTTTCAACCCTGTTATCTTGGTAATAATCGCTTCCAACGGACGCTCAGGATTCATCAACCATGAGTGTTCGGCGACGATCTTACCACCCTCGATTCTGGCAACGGCAAGCTCGATGATGCATGGCTGTTTGTCCAGATCTGCGCAGTCCGGGAGCGGCAAGCCCGTTGTTTCACAATCCAGTATAATGGAAATGGTCATGTCGTTCTCCTTTTGTATTTCTTGACTCTGTTGTGAACATTCTTGGCTTGAGCTTCTGCTCTTCTTTTACAGAAATCTTTTCTTTGCTCAACAGTCATCGAGTCCCACTTTTTCTTTGATCCTTTCGTTGCCGCTTTCTGTCCAATGTCGACAAGCTCTTTTGCCCTAGGGTGGCGCTCCATGAAATCTTTTCGGTTTTGTTTTCTGTCACCGACATAAAGGTGGTCAGGATTCACACATCGGCGATTATCACACCTGTGTAAGACACAATCAGTTTCTTTCTCCAACCCCTTGTGAAATATCCATGATGCTCTGTGAGCACTGAGTTGCTTCCCTCCAAAGACAATTCCTCCATAACCATTTGTCGGGTGCACCTTGTCCCATTCCCAGCAACCAGTGTCTTTGTTGATTGTGAAACTTGCACTGAATCTTTCCTCAAAAGACAATTGCTGCCACGCTTTCCCTTTGACGGGAGGAGGTCTGTGGGAACTCATTTATTTTTACCTTGTAATTTTGTTAGCATTTGCATAACGGACAATTGATCTTCCTCAGACAACGAATGGTACAGCGACAAGAATTGGAATGCGTGCGCAATCTCTTGGAAGAATTTCACCTTCTGTTGATTAACTCCCGACTGAGGAATATTCAACGGTCAACTCCTCAAGCATCGCCGCGTACACACAGGCGTCGTGTGCGCTGTCCAGGTGTCCGCCATTTTCGAACTGGGCTGCATAGCGCGTGACCTTGCCCATTATTTGAACCAGCAAACCTATTCGATTCCAGTCGTCCGCAGTTTTAACGACCAACCCGTTTGGGAAAGCAGCTGCCATCGCTCCACCAAAGTTTTTATAAGTGTCTCCATAAATCTTGTTGCGCTCTTCGTATGTCTTTGCAGCCTCTGTGAGTATTGTAGGCACTGATTTTTTCATGATGTCCTCTATAATGCATAAATTGTAGGCAAATTGCGCCACGCACCCTCAATGTCCATCCCGTAGCCAAATACAAAACGGTCTGGCAAGGTAAGTCCGACAAAATCGGCGCGTATCGGCTTGGTCTTGCCATTGTCCTTGTCGGCGAAAACGGCACTATAAAACTTTGTCACCCCAAGCTCTTCCATGCGCTGCTTGATAGCGTATAATGTTTCCCCTTCGTCCAAAATGTCGTCCAGCACCAGCACCACGCGACCTGCTGGATTTTTTGACTCGGTTCTCCAACGAACCTCTCCCCCGTGCTTGTCGTTGCCGTAGCGCGAAACGTGCAAACACCCAAATTCAAGAGGGAAATTTAGAAGTGGCAACAACTGCCCTGCAAATACCACGGCTCCGTCCATCACGGACAGCACCAATGGGTTCGTATTAGCCAGTCTGGCATTAATTTCAGCGGCCACATGCATCAATGCCGTGCGCACATCACCTTGTGAGCGAATCAATTCTGCTCCCGGAATCATAATAATTTCCCTTGTTCAATTAGCCCAAAGTGGTATTGCTTCCCGTTGTGCTCAAAAATTTCTTTGCCAGAAGCTTTCAGCCTCAACCTTAACTTGCCATGCTTGTTGAGCGGCAGACCGAGTTTATCAAAAGCCTCCTTTATGCTTCGATAAGGACATCCATCAACCGTAATTCCTGCCATTTTCCATTTTGGAATAGGCTTGGTTTTTAGGACAGGAACAGGCTTGCTCCCCTTCGCAAGCGCGAGTCGCTTCTCTCCGATTTCAGCTGTCGCAAATCTCTTTACGTTTTGCCCTGTAAGTGAATTATATTCAGCAACAATTTCTTGCATAGCTCTTTTGATCATTTTGAGTCCCCTAATAAACATTTTGATTGAAGTCTTTAAAAAATGACAGCTGCTCTTCACCAATACCGCCATTGTATTTTACCATCTCAAGAAGCATAGTTAAATCACCAACACCTTTCAAGTGTCCGTCGACGCTTTGCTGTATCATCACATTCAACCCGAAGGACTTATCAGTAAATGTGATTGATAAATTATCTTTGTTTGTGAGTTTTTTTGACGCAAAGAATCCAATCTCGAACATGGTGCCGATGTCTCTTCCATCAACAACCGCCAGCATCACATTGCAATCCATCATATGCTCTACGTTACTTTGGTATACCCTTTCAAGATGAGCTGCGCGATCCTGTGGCGCGATCTCTATTAACACCCCTTCACTTCTTGGTGAAAAGAATTTCACATCTGCTGTGCGGAGCGTGTCTTCGATGTCTTGCACGATCTTGATCTGTTCCGCGTTAAAAAACGGTGCAGCAATATACACATAAACTTGATCAAATTTCATTTATTATTTTCCTCCAAAATTGTGGACGTTTCTCCAACTCATACTGTTTATTGATGTCAACAAGCTGTTGCTCTGTAATCACACGCTTGTTGATTATGATGTGCTTCGGGCACGGACTGCCAGGATCTTTGTCCGTGTACCGAAGCTCCGCATCTTTCCCAAATACGCAATACTCCTTGCACGGCAACATATTCTCAGAGAGCGGAATATATTGCTGCACAAGAATGATTACGTCCGACCAAAAGCCGTACTGCGCCATCCAACAACTTCTTTTTTCCAGAATTGACTTCCAAAAATCAATGGAGGCGCAAAGCTGCATATCAATTTCTGTTTTGATCGACACCCCTTCGAATGCGCCACCAAGCAACATTTCCTCCAGACCGTCCTTGATGATGAATTGCTTGTGACGAACAGCTTGTGCCCGAAGAGCGAGCGACGCCTTGATTGTCACAATTAGAAAATCACCAACAATACCATTGCCAGAGCTATTTATTCTTGACATGAATTTTGTCAGTTTATAATTTGGCCGAGGAGCTTCCATAATCCAGTCTGATAAAACTTTTTCAAGAGCAGAATTATCAATGCTCAGGTATTTAAAATAATCCGATAATTTCACCAGACTTCTAATGCTAATCTTGATCGTGTATTCTGTTATCGCCCCAAGCGGCATGTGCATCCTGTAGATATCTTGCGACACTCCGGAAGCCTTCATTGCAAGCTGCTCTTCGTGAAGAGCCTTCAGGTTGCCAACAAGCGGAATTCCCCATTCAGTTGGGTCTGATACCCTGGATGTCTTTGCCCACATAACATGGTCTCTGGAGGAGGCGAACACCTCCCTCTCTGCAATTGAGCTGGTGATGTGCAGAACAGCGCACGGAATATCATTAATTGGAGCATCAATTGATAGTATTTTTGAAACTTCTTCTGAACTCTCACCGGGTCTGGAAATTTTCCAAGCCTCATTTAGAATGTCTAAAGAATCAATTTTAAGAACTGTTATTTCCATTGTGCTTTCCTTGTTAATTTAAGAAGATCAACAACAATTCCCTTTAAGAACTCATCATCCACAGACAATAAAATCTTATTAAGGTGGCTCTCCAAATTATTGGCATTGTGGGAAAACATTTTATTGCCCAATAATTCTGTCTCTTCCCAAGACTTAAATGCGACCGCAGCAACATCAGCAATTGCGACAATCGTGCCTTCGTAACCGTCCTTACTTCCCTTCCAAATAAGAAAAGTTGATTGACACAAGTCCATGCTCTTAATCAAATTGACCATCCCAGAAACTTCGATTTTTTCAAAGTTCTTCCGGGTCTCTTCATCAAAGTATTTCGTTGGCCTTGGAATATCACCTGTTATTATCTCATCAATATCATGCAACGCGGCCTTGCTCAAAAGCAATCCTAAATCAACTTTCCTTCCTATTGCTATTAATTCTTGAGCCACAAGGCAACAAAACAAGACAACGAACCCTGTGTGCTCAAGCACCGACTCTTTTTTGTTGAGGAAAGTCTGAGAATACCTCTGCATCGACGAGAGTGATGATGCCATAGAGAAGATATTAAGAACGTTCATAGACATTTGCCAATCCTCCCTGTATTAATAACTTGCGAGTTGGTTAATTTGACGGCATCTGTCAATTGCTCATTTGCGAGTTGCCTCATCAACATGCTGCGTGCGACAGACGGATTTGCCATTTTGTCTGACATCTGCACGGAATAGATCTCTTCAACAGTTAAGTTTCTTTTGAATACGAATGTTCGCATTTTTCCTCCTTGGTTCGTTTTCGATCTTTCTTGTTGCCATTTGGCAAATTCTTTTGTCTGTTGACGGGGTCGCAAACCACCATGTGCCGGAGCAGTCTGAGACCAGGTCGGCAGCCTTGCATTTCTTCAAGTAATACAGGGTGTGCATCACGTGAAATTTATCAAGTCTTGTGTATTCCATCAGCTGCGCGACGCTTCTAAAATCTTTCGCGACCTTCAGCTCATCAAAAAGCAATGCCGTGCAAGTTGGGTCTTTCATCGAACCACCTCGTACATTCCATCGATCAAATCGAACACATAATCCGGCTCAATGCCGAACTCATCAAACAACACCTCTTCCGGGTCTTCTCCTCCAAGAACACGATTCTGTGCAAGCCGCAGTCGTTGTTTGGCCTCTTGTTCCGTCAACCCGTCTCGTTCCATTAATATTTTTACAATTGGATTCATTTTATCCTCCTCTTTCTGGTTGGTCTTGCCACATCGCGGTGGCGAGTAGCGCGTTAATCAATGCTGAGTAACTTTGTTCCTGTGCGCGCAGCCATTGCGCGACGGCAGGGGTTACGCGCACTGTGATGTTGCTCTTGCGGAGGTGGGGTGGCAGACGCTTGCGCCCTGCTCCGGGTCGCGCGCCGCCTTTCATGCGCTGAGTACCGCGTAGACGAACAGGAACGCGACAATCGCGCCGAATAATATCGGCAGTACGCAGTCAAGGATGAAATGTTTCATTTTGCTTCCTTTCGTAGTTGTGCAAAAGTGGCCGCGACATCGGTGTTCATCGCGCTGGTTGGCTTGAATGTGCAGGCTTGATCGGGCAGGTATTTGCCTCGTGTGCGCAGGTACTCGATTGCTGCGGCGAGCTTTTCGGCGGGTGTGAGTGGTGGGTTCATTTTAGTGCTCCCGACACGACACGTAAGAACTCGGTTTTTTGAGCAGCAGTCGCAGCACTCGCAGCAGCCCACGCAGCACTCGCAGCAGCAGTCGCAGCACTCGCAGCAGCCCACGCAGCATCACTCGCAACCCACGCAGCAACACTCGCAGCAGCAGTCGCAACAGCAGTCGCATCACTCGCAGCATCCCACGCAGCAGCATCACTCGCAGCAACACTCGCAGCACTCGCAGCACACGCAGCATCACTCGCAGCATCCCACGCAGCATCCCACGCAGCAACACTCGCAGCAGCACACGCAGCCCTCGCAACACTCGCAGCATCCCTCGCAACAGCCCACGCAGCATCACTCGCAGCATCCCTCGCAGCTGCTCGCTCTTCATCTGTAGCTCTTCCATGCGCGAATCGTTCCGCAACATCTATTGCAGCTATACTCCTCACATCTACCATTATGTGCTGCACCTGCCGGGCGCACCATACCGCAAACAACCTCCACTCCTTGTCATATTCAGGCGCAGCGCGTGTACACCACAAAGCATAAGTGAGACCGTTTGACTCAACGATAACACTAAAGAGCAGTGGTTCATCGTCCGCCTCAGTTTTGTCGAGGTGCTTGAGCAGAATTTTCCATCCCGACTCGCATGGGCTGCATTTGCGTATGTCGTTTAGTGTTGTTGTAAGTTGGGTCATTTTGATTCTCCTCTTATCTATGAATGGCAATCCACTGCACCAGGCCGCGCAGTTTGCTATACCGGACAATATGCCATGCATGATCATCACCAGCTAACGCGCCTTGCAACCAGTGAGTGCGGCACCCTTCCGCCGTGAGTGGGCGCAGGATTGTGCGGGCGATCCGTGAGTAGGCTATTTTTGCTCTGAGTCTGCGGATTCTTGCTAGGGTTGTTGTAAGTTTCATGAATAGCACCCTGCATCTTCCCAAGCACCTTCGGCGGCGCGCATTTGATCGTTAGCTTCCTCTGCTTCTACCGCTTCCCAGTAAGCATAATATTCATCAACATGTGCATCCATTTTATTTCTCCTCTTTCTGGTTGGTGGGCAGCGGCAAGTTCCGCTGACGAAAAGAATCATGAACCTGTTGTTTGATAAAAGCAAGCGTTATTTCAACTATTTTGTGTTTTTGTTTTGATTCAATAAGTTAGAATGGGACTTTTAAGCTCTGTAGCTTCTCATTCGTCGGGTCCGACCCTTGCTTTACATATACTGTCGCAAGTTTTCCGTCGTATTTCCAGCGTGAGTCTGCACGCAATGGATTGCGATGAATGAAGTATTTCTGGCGCATCAAGGCGGGTGACAGCCTTCCTCCATAGTCCTTTGCGTGTCCCGATCCATTGCGCATAAGCACTGCCATTATCGCGTCACTGCGCAGCATGTCTGGTTCCCCCATCTCGTGTAGCGCATCCAGGAATTCATGGTCGGAAGTGAATGATGAGCTGACCACGCTCTGGTGGGCATAGGTCTTTCGCTGGCCGTTGTTCGGAGAGAACTTGCTGATGTCACGACGATGTAGCAGTGCTGCCACGTGTGCGAATCCTCCATCGTTGAACCACTCCCACAGCACCGTAAAATATTCCTTCACCTTTGTGTCGTCTGTCAGCCCCATTGCGCTCTTTGATGCGCAGTCTATGACGTCGTAGCGTCGGTCGTCTGATGGAATGTAAATGCCAGTCAACAGGTGGTTTGTTGTCACGATGACGCCACAATGCATTTTGACAGAATAGGTGTGACCGTACTTCGGGTTGACGGTTGCGTAATCCGGAGAGCCTGCAATGAGTACTTTCATGCGCTCGTTGAAAGCCCACTTGCTCATGTCGTGCAGATTAGCCGCCTCGCTAACGCGCACAAGCGTGGCCGTGACGTATTCGTTGTATGCGGAATCCAATATTGCAGGCTCTGTGTTGGCTACATTCCAAGCTCCGATGGCAGGGACGCAGAATTCCACAGCGGTGTCTTTGCCGACACCTTGATCTCCAGCGATCAATAGTGCGAATCTTGGCTTCTGTGCAGGGAACTGCACTCTGTGTGCCATATAGTCTAAAAATTGGTCAGCATCGCCCGGCTTGTCAAACACACGTTTGACGTGGTCAAGGAATGGGGAAGCTAGGTTGGCATCACCCAGCTCAATCACAGGCCTCCTGTATGCGTTAAACACGGCGGAACCCGTCTCTACGATCAAGTCTCCTTCCCTGCAATCGAAGCCTTTTATGTAATCACCTTCCAGTGCTGGTGTTTTCGTCATGCTGGTGGCGAGCATGTGTTGTTGCAGCCACTGAGAAGCCTTCAACAATTGGCCTTCGCTATTGACCTTGCCAACGGCACAATCGACTGCCGCTCCTATCCAAAAGCTGGCGGTTGGGCGATATATGTAATTGTTGCCAGGAGCGAAAAATACGAAGTTCTGTATCGGCACAACGCCTGTCTCTGGCGTCCAGCCTCCTCCTATTGCCAAATAAACGAGAGTGCCGACGGAAAGATTGCTGCCGGAAGTTGGATCTTGACTGATGACGTAAAATGCCTCCTTCATTATCTCGTCGTGGTTTCTGCCCTTCTTTCCTTCCCACTCGCCAGACCAGTCGCAATACATCTTCCAGGCGTCCTCTGAGCGAGAGAATTCTCTGCCGAGTATAACGCCGACATTCCTCCAGGTGTCTCTGTCTTCCTGCGGAATGTGGTCTAGCATTTTCTTTATTTGCACAGCCGTGTATTTCTTTTGTCGCTCGTAGCTTCCGCGCAAATCTTTCTTCTTCGCCAGAAGATGCTCCGGAAGATCGTCTAGCTGCGTGTCGTTCATCCATTCGTAGACCCCGCCGGAGCGATGCCTTGATGGAGGAGCGATGATGTATCCTCCGTCTCCGCGTATGTCGATTCCTTTCCCGAGCCTGTTTGTGCCTGTCCTCAATGCCGAGTTGTATTTGAATAGCACATGGAGGCCTCCGCTTCCAGTCTTTGACATCAATGTGTTCGGCTCGCCTTTTTCCGCTATGAGTGCCGACCAGCTCTCTGCACCGAGCTTGCCGTGGCCGATGTCGATGTCGATCACGGTGATGCCAGAAACCTTGCCAGTAACGACTCCGATATTGGACGGCGGAGAGCCTGCCCCAAACCACGCTTCTATTTGGTCGGTGTCTGATGATGCTTCTTTCAATCCTGTATCTGTTCTCGGGTGCTTGCCAGCGTCTGTGCACGCCTTCCTGCCACAAGAGCACTCACCGTCTTCTGAAATTGTGTGACACGGGAATACCTTCCAGCCCATTGCGATGTATTTTTTTGCCGCTGATAAAATCTCAAGCCTCGCCATCCTTCTTCTCCCTTTCATAAAGTACAAATGCTTTTAGTGATCCGTCCTTGTTGCGCCAGACTCCGTCTTCCGTCCAAGAACATCGCCTGATTTTATACCCGAGTATTTTTGCCACCAAAGGAATGCTGTCTCTGTCACAGTTGAATGCCGTTGAGTAAACGACTTGCGGCCAATTTAGTTTTTCCAGCAACTTTGCTGCTGAGTCGATCTTGCTCTGGTTGTTTTTCTGCCAGGAAATTTCTCGTTCTGATAATGCCATGGGTGCCCCTGCCTAAGTCTGAGGTTTGAAATTATGCCTGGAAAAGTTTTGCTTGGCAAATTTTATTTTTGGCATCAAGCTCAATAATGCACCCTCCGAATGTGGGTGGCTGTGCCCCCCTAAGATCGTGGACTCCTATAAACCATAAGCAGAATCTAAGGGGAAATATGATTTATAGGGGTCGTGCTTCTTGCACCCCCACAGCCCCCCACATTCGTAAAATGGAATGAGCTGGGGGAGAATTGAGGGAAAGGTGCTTGGTGCAATAAATAGCTTGCTTTATTCCAAATAGTCGAGGAGAATTATTTCATGTGGAAAATATCACGCCTTTGTCATTCAAAAAACGAACGTCCCGCGCGAATATGAAGAGTGCAACTAAACCTGATTCTCCTGTCCACCAACGGCTAACAGACATCGAAGATGAAATTGTTGAACGCATAATGAATGGCGAGTCTCAAGCTTCGATCGCCCGCAGTCAGGGTATTTCCTGTTCTCACATGTGCGCATGGGTGCTGGCCAACGCTGAGCGCACGGCAAAAATCAAGGAGGCACGCGCCATCTCCGCCCGACACTGGGACGAAGAGGCGGTAAACGAATTGCGCAGTGCTGATACCTCTGTCGCGGGTTCGGTGGCTATCGCACGGGAAATTGCATCACACTATCGCTGGCGTGCAAAAGCCTACAATCCAGTTGAATACGGTGACAGAACTGTCCTGGCAGGCACTGGTCGGGATGATGCAATCGCTGTTGACGTGCGCGAGTCCAGCGACAACATGGACCGAATGGCCGAGATCATCAAGAACATGGAGCTGACCAGACGCACCACTTCGCAAGACTAATCCACAGGAGACATCAGCATGCTTGAAGGCTTTGAACAGTATCAGAAAACCACAATCGCTTACTTCCGTGATTATGTCCCCGGCGAGAGCTTGAGTGATGTCAAAGTGTGTTCCGGCGTCGTGCCGTGTGCTGGTGGCAAAATAGGCGTAGATCCGAGCAACACCATCGATCAGTGGTATATATCACCCGAGGCACTGGCGCAATTCTATACAAAAGCAGACGAAGCTCCTGTAGCAAAGCCCGCAAAGTCCAAGACCAAATAAATCCACATGCCCACTGCCAACAGTGAAATGAGCCTTGACGCTATGCGGATGGCACTGGCGTCACCTCGTTCTCTCTACGAGGCAGGCATGCAGGGTGATGGCCGTCCTAGCATTCAGAACCAACCGCAGACTTACATGGAAGGTGTTGGTGAGCGCATCACACACCCATTGAGCACGTTGGCGGAAGAAGCTGCACGATGGGGGAGAATGGATCCGGGTGAAGCTGCTGCGCAGTTTGGTGGTGCCGGGATGGCCGGGATCGTCAAGCATAAAGGCGGCAATTGGCTCAACAAGTCTGTGGAGGATTTCATGGGTGACCGCGCTGTTCCTGTCCCTTTATCGTCACTCGGTAAATGGATCAACACCGCCATCCCCAAATACATCAAGAACGAAATGGGAACAGAGGGGGATAGAGTCAGAGCGTTGGCGGAGCAGGGTATCGTGCATAAGGATTTCGCTAACAATAATCGCGTTGCTGATGCAAACGCATTGGCAGCAAAAAGAAGCATTGCAGGATTCCCTGAGCCGCGTGGCATCTCGCAAGCCGCGAGAGGTTGGGAATCCGCTTCGGATGAAGCAATAACCAGCGCAAAAGTCTCAGATCAATCGGCGGGGACGCTGAGGGAAGAACCTTGGCTCTCCAAATTGCCTCCGGACGAAACGGTTTACGGTGTTCACGAATGGCCAGGAGCGCTTGGCTTTAATCACGTAGTAGACGTCCTGCGAAACAAGCTGGCTGATGGAACGCTTCGTCCTGAGTCATTAAGTCGAATGGCTTTCCATGATGCCGTCAGGATGACGCACACTGCCAACCAAGAAGCTGAGGCGTTGTCGCGGAAGGCGGAAGACGCTGGCTTCGCTGGCAACCTGCAACTGCCAGTGATACATGAATACCCTAGCGGCCATAGCTGGAGGAAGTTGCCCGGCGTAGATACGCCCGAAGGTTTGCGAAAGGTGCAGGAGGTCGGATGCGCTGGTGGCTGGTGTACGCAGGGTGAAGCGGCAGCACTAAAATATGGCGGCGACAGCGAGCTGCATGTGCTAATTGATTCAACAGGCAGGCCGCATGTTCAGAATGCATATCAACAGGCAGTAAACTATTCGGACACGCCGGGTGTAAGGCGGCTCGCAGAAATGAAGCCATTCGGCAACAGTTGGGAAAGCCAGCGCGTCAAAGAGTGGATGGAGAAAAACCCCGAGTATCGCAACGAACTGACTCCGATGATGCAGGACTATGTGAAGAAGGGCGCGTTCGATGAATACGCTGACCTTGCCAATGCCGGCTTATTTGATCCACACAAAGTATTCACCATTGCCGAGATCGAAGCGTTAAAAGCTGCTGGTCGAGAAATACCGGGAGCACTCACCATGGAGGAGTTCATCGAACTACAAAAGCTGGCAAACCCGCATCTATACCCGCCAGAACCAAAAAAGATGGCCAATGGCGGCTGGGTTGAGCCTTCACTAGATGTCCAGCGCATGACGATGCATAACTAAACATGGATAACTTCCCCTTACAACAAGCCACCCCAGACATTGAGCAGTACGCTCCTGAAGAATATCAGCCCGAAGACTTCGCTGTTGATATGACGGATCAAGGCTTGGTCGAAATGCCTGATGGTTCCGTCATGGTCATGCTGGACGGTGAACAGCAGTCGGGCGGCGACTTCTACGAGAATTTGGCAGCGGTTGTGAGCAAGAGTGAACTGTCCAGCCTCGCCCTGCAATACATCTACAACATCGAATCAGATAAAGAGGCGCGGAAGCAGCGTGATGAGCAGTATGAAGAGGGACTCAGGCGTACTGGCATGGGCGATGACGCTCCCGGCGGTGCTGCATTTGCCGGCGCGGCACGTGTAACGCACCCTGTTATGGCCGAAGCGTGTGTTGATTTCGCAGCACGCGGCATGAAAGAGATATTCCCGCCTGATGGTCCCGTGCGGATAAACATCAAAGGTGAAAACACAGAAGACAAAATAGAGATCGCTGAACGCAAACGCGACTTCATGAACTGGCAGTTGACGGAGCAGATCGTCGAGTTCCGCGATGAGATCGAGCAGTTGCTAACCCAGCTACCATTGGGCGGCAGCCAGTTTCTAAAGATGTGGTGGGACGCTAAGAAGCGCCGTCCATGCGCGGAGTTCGTACCCATCGACAGGATCCTGTTGCCATTCTCCGCGACCAATTTCTATTGTGCGCAGCGCACCACCGAAATGCAGGACATATCTGACTTCGAGTATCGGAGCAGGATCAAGCGCGGGCTGTACTTGGACGGCAGTTATAGCGCGGCCTCACTCGCACCTGATGCCACGTTGTCGGAGTCGGCTAATCAGAAAATAGAGGGCAAGGAGTATCAAGGCACCGACGACACAGAACGCCTGAGGCGCATGTACCACGTGAGTTGCAACCTGTCATTGGAGGACGACCAGATCACAGGCGGCGAAGAAGCTCCGTACATGCTCATGATCGATGACCAAGACTATTCAATCGTTGGCCTGTATCGCAATTGGGAAGACGGCGACGAAACGTTAGAGCGGCTGGATTGGATGGTTGAATTCAAGTTCATTCCATGGCGTGGTGCGTATGCCATCGGCCTGCCCCAGTTGATCGGCGGCTTGGCCGCAAGCGCAACAGGTGCTTTGCGTGCTCTGTTGGACACTGCCCACATCAACAACACTGCAACGATGCTCAAGCTCAAGGGCGCGAAAGTATCCGGGCAATCGAAGAGTGTCGAGGTGACGCAGATCGTTGAGATTGAAGGCGCGGTAGGTGTTGACGACATCCGCAAGATCGCAATGCCAATGCCGTTCAATCCACCTTCGCCTGTGCTGTTCGAATTGTTAGGATGGATCACCAACGCGGCTAAAGGTGTGGTGACAACCGCTGAAGAAAAGATCGCCGACATCACAAGCAACGCGCCAGTGGGCACGACGCAAGCTCTGATTGAGCAAGGCTCCGTGGTGTTCTCCTCGATACACGCGAAGCTCCACGACTCACAAAGGCGTGTGCTCAAGATCCTGCAACGAATCAACAAGTATTATTTGATTGATCAAAAGCAGCAGGACATGGTGGAGGAGTTCGGCGTAACGGAAGCGGACTTCGCGTCCAGCAGCGACATCATCCCGGTCAGCGACCCGCACATATTCTCTGAAGGTCAGCGGGTAGCGCAGAACCAAATGATCTTGCAGCTGATGAAGGAAGCCCCCGGCCTGTACGACCCAAGAGCCGTTCATGGCAGGATCATGAAACAGATGCGCGTGCCGAACGTAGCTGAGATCATGCCGCAGTTCAACAAGAACATCGAAATGCACGCGGCAGACGAGAACGCAGCGATGGCCATTGGGCGGGCAGTTGTTGCGTATCCTGAGCAAGACCACTTGGCACACTTGGAGACGCTGTTCTCCTTCGCGATGAACCCGGCATTAGGCTCTAACCCGATAATGGCTCCAGTGTTTGTGCCAGCGGCCATAGAGCACGCCAAACAGCACATGCTGTTGTGGTACACGCAAAGGGTTGAGGAGTACGCAGCACATGAAACAGGCGAGTTGAAGCCAAAGTACGACAAGAAAAAAGGGTTACGGGAGATAGACCACGCCATTGCTGGCGCGGCACATGCTGTAAACAACGACATCGAGCAAGGCTTCCAGCAGTTCTCCGCTGCATTGCAGCAACTCACACAGATAGCGCAGCAGTACGCACCGCAACCACAGCAAGACCCTATTCTGCAGGCATCACTCGCTGAGACACAGAGGCGCAAGGAAAAGGATATGGCTGATATAACGATGGATGGCAAGAAGCTGGAGCTGTCACACCAACAAGCAACAGAGAAGAATGAGCTGACCGCAGCGATGGCGACAGAGCAGAACCTGACGAAGGAGCGGATATCAACGATTGAGTTGTCTGTTGAGGCCGCAAAGCTGAAGGGTGAGCAGGAAAAGACGGTTGTGGGATTGCAGGACAGAATACAACAATCTATGAATGGAGAAGCATGATGAACGAGAAGAGCAGCAGTGATGCAGCACAGAAGAGCGAACTTGTTTCGCAGCATAAGCGCATGGCAATGGGCGTTCCATTGGATGGTAAATCGCTGTCAGGTGGTGACAAGAAGCCAGCACCAGTGAACAAGACATCCAAGTGATAGATGTTAACAAATTTATCGACGCAGTACAGGCGGAGATAAGCGATGTTTCAACGTACTTGGCAAATGGAACGGCGAAGGATTTCGCGGAGTACAAAGCAAAAGCCGGATACGTTCAAGGGATGCACAAGGTGATGGATATTTTAAACGGGTTGATGGACGAACAAAATGATGCGTAATTGCATTGCTTGCGCTGAGATATGCGCGTTGAAAGGAAAATGATATGGCACAGTTAATGGATGAACAAAAGCGGGATTTAGCGGCTGATATGGCGGCGGGTAGGATGCAGCCTACTGCAAGGAAAATAAACGATGCTGACCAAGCATTCGGAAGAAGATTCATCTTTAAGGATAGCGAATATGAAGGTCAACCCGGCGTGGTTGCCGCAGAAATAGTATTAGATTACCAAGAAAGGTTGAATAGGGCATTCCCGGTCATCCCTCCGGGTGCGCGGCCATTGGGCGCGAGGATACTTGTTCAATTGAAAGCGACAGAAGCGAAGACCACAGAATCAGGCATCATGTTGGTGAAGGAAACCACTGATGCCGAAAAATTCAACAACATGGTGGGTAAAGTCATCGCGATCGGACCGCTGGCATTTAAGAAGCGCGACACGATGGAGCCGTGGCCAGAAGGCGCATGGTGCGCGGAAGGCGATTACATCCGCGTGCCCAAGTGGGGCGGTGACAGATGGGAAGTACCATACGGTGACAAAGATGAGCGTGCATTGTTCGTTGTGCTAAACGACCATGAAGTTATTGCGGCTGTGACAGGCGACCCCCTCGCCATGAAAGCGATTTACTGATGGCCGCCGGACATAGAGAAGACGACGAACTGCCGATTGTCGAAAAAAGTGATGGCACGGTTGAGGTCGATAGTTCAAAAATTGAGCAGCCTGAAGATGATCAACACGAGGGAGAGGAGGGTGAATCAAACCACGTGCCCGATGATGGTGGCGTAGATCAGGCCAGCGACACCGAAGAAATCAGGCGCATCAGACGTGAGAAGCGCAAAGCCCGGAAACAGATGCATGTTCAGGAACGGGCTGAAAAGGATTTCAAATATGAGCAATTGAAGCGTGAAAACGCCCAACTATTAACTCGGTTATCCGCCGTTGAACAGCGCACCAACGCAGCAGACCAAGTGCGGGTGGATAAAGCACTAGAAGATGAGATGGTGCGCCTTGAGTACGCTGAAATGGAGATCAACAAAGCCACGCGCTCCGGTGACGGTGACGCGATGATCGGGGCGCAAAGGATGTTGCACTCAGCGCGGGTCAACGTTGATAAGTTAGCTAACCTTAAACGTCAGGCGACTGAAGCAAGCAAACAACCACAGCAAACACAGGATCCTGTTGTTGCTGAAATGGCTGGCAAATGGATGCGTGAGAATTCTTGGTACGATCCGAACGTCGGTGATCAAGACTCGGCCATTGCAGTCGCTGTTGACAAAGTATTATTGAAAGAGGGATTCAACCCAAGAACTGAAAAGTATTGGGAAGAGTTCACAAACCGATTGAAAAAAACATTGCCTGAACATTACAGTGGCGATGATGATTCAAGTGAAGGAGTTGTCCGTGAAAGACCTAGAAGTATGAATGAGTCATCGGGAAGGGAAGCCAATAGTGGTAGCTCCACGAAAGCGACCTTCACATTAAGCGCGGATCGCGTGAGGGCATTAAAAGAAGCTGGAATGTATGACAATGTCCAAGTGAGAAACAAAATGATCCGTAGGTATATTGACTCAGACAGAAAGGCAGGGAGATAACATGAACGACGACAGAATCAAGAAAACAACTACACCAACGAGTCGCGAGGATCGTGCAACCGAAGACGAAAGCCGTAGACCACCGGAGGATGTAAATGTGTCAGCCGAGCAACGCCGTAAGATGTGGCGTGACGGTTGGACACAAAGCGCATTGCCGCAGTTGCAAACCATACCGGGTTGGCATTTATGTTGGCTATCCACCATCAATCAATATGACACGATTGATAAGCGTATGAAACTAGGATATGTGCCAGTTATGGCAGAAGAACTAGGATTAGATGCTGGATCACGGGTTAAAGACGGTGAATATGCTGGGTTTATTTCATGCAACGAGATGTTGTTGTACAAGATTCCGATGGATGTGTATCAAGAAGTTATGACCATGATGCACCACGATATACCAAACGATGACGCGGCCAACATCAAACGCAAAGTGGAAGAAATGCAAAGCAGAGATAACAACGGTAGAGTTTTAGGATCAGTCGAGGGCGACGGTCTTGCAGATATTGCGGAAAGAAGGTCAGCACCTGTATTCGCTGGCTAATATAACAAACATGGGAGAATTAACATGAGTTCAACAGCAGCACCATTTGGATTGAAGCCTATATACCATCCTAGCGGATTAATTAGGCCAGTAGTGTTAACAGACGGCATTCTATCAACGTACTCCAGCGCTATCCTGAAAGGTCAAGCGATCAAGATGGCTACAACCGGAGTCATTCAAGCGTGCGCAGCAGGGGACGCAATGCTGGGATCGTTCGCTGGGGTGGAATGGACGGACACAACGGGTCGCGCAAGAGTGTCGAATTATTGGCCAGCTAATACCGCATATCTGGCGGGTTCTTGCAGGGCATATTTCTATAGCGATGCTGAAATTGTTTATGAGATGCAAGCAGATGGGTCTCTGACGCAAGCATCAGTCGGTGATGAAGCCGACCTCACTAATGCAACAGCGGGTTCGACGACCACTGGATTGTCTCAGACTACATTAAGCACGACATTGGCAGCGGCTGGGAATAACGCCACATTCAGAATATTGAATCTTGCTCCGAACATTGACAATGCTTGGGGAGATGCATACACGAATGTTCATGTGAGCATCACTAAACATCAATACAGACCAGTCGCTAACGCGATCTAAGGAGAATAAGACATGAGCGCACCAATGCGTAGTACGGACTTTCGTTCAATAGTTGAGCCAATACTGAATGAATGTTTCGATGGGATTTATGATTTAAGGGCAGATGAGTGGTCAAAAGTTTTCAAAGAGGAAAACGGTATCCCTCGTAACTATCACGAAGAGCCGGCGTTGTACGGATTCCCGGCAGCACCTGAGCTTCCTGATGGTGCAGCAGTAACCTATCAACAAGGCGGCGTGCTGTTTATGAAGCGGTATGTCTACAAGGTTTACGGCATGGCATTTGCGTTGACCAAAGTGCTTGTTGAGGACGGCGATCATATTCGTATTGGTCAGACGTTCGCTAAACATCTAGCGCAATCACTGGTTGATACCAAAGAAACGCTGTCAGCTAACGTACCAAACCGAGCTTTTAACTCCAATTATATAGGTGGTGATGGCGTTTGTTTGTGTAGTGCTTCTCACCCAGTAGCACAGGGAGTTCAAAGTAACTTATTGACTACGGCCTCTGTA